AAATGTTGATTTTGAAAACATATATAAAATCAATGAGTTAGAGCAGGTAACTTTGAAAACATATATAAATCAATGAGTTACAAATGTTGATTTTGAAAACATATATAAAATCAATGAGTTAGAAAAACTAGGGGGTGTCTTCTAAATGATAGTGACGGATATGCAAGTGTTCCCCTATAAAAAATTGAACGTTTGAATGGAGTTTACATTTACAAATCGTGATTGATATGATACGTTGTTTTGTAAAATGAAACTGAACTTACACAAAGGAGGCAAATTGTGAACAAATTTTTAAAACCCTACAGACCGAAGGACCCCGTTTGGGCCCGTCGGATGGTTCGTGAAGATCCATACTATGAAGACGTGACTCAAGAACAATTTAATCAACTCGATCCTAGAGACATTGATGAGCATGACCCACGCTTCGCCGACTCGTGGAAAGATTGGTTGAATGAAGAAGGTCAGTTAGTTTACTGGGACGGTTGCGTGGTACCGAAATCCGACATTGAAAAATATAAGGAATCGCTGCGACAGCAAGCATACTACAATGCACTGCCCAAGCTTATGAACTTGCCATGGGAAGAAGCCCATCCTTTGGACAAGGATCCTGGTATTGCGCAGCATAAAATAAGGACTTACTGGTATTACTGGAAACGAATGCAAAACGAGCGAGTAAGGGAGAACGTTATGAACGGACGAAAGCCGCATAAAAATATTACCATTCCGGAAGTTGTCGACTATTTGGTCGATGAAGTCATGGACCTTTTGGAAATCTGTATGTTACGAGCAAAGGGCATACCGGTCCCGAGAAAATATGATATGGCGAGTGAAGACATGCAGGTACAAATGATCAATTTGGTAAAGCCATTGATACAGAGCTCACAGGAAACCAGAGCCATCAATGCAACAACCGTCAATGACGTGGTTCAACTTTTGAAAAAAGGGAAAGTCAATATCCATGAAGCTAAGGATCTCATGAAATTGATTCAAATGAAAGCTGACATGGAAGAAGAAAATTTTTAATTGACACCTTTATATAAGGACATCAAATGGCAAAACTAAATGCTCGGAGAAAAGGCGCGAACGGTGAACGAGAGTTCTGCCGGTGGATCGCCAAATTGCTTGACCTCGATAAAATCCCAGAACGGAATCTGGAACAGGTCCGACATGGCGGAGCTGACGTGTTGGGGATTGGGAATTTCGTTTTTGAAGTAAAACGCTGTGAGAAGCTGCAACTACGAAAATGGTGGATACAAGTGAAAAATGCTATGATTGATCCCAATACCATACCCGTAGTAGTCTTCCGTAAAAACAATGACCGCTGGGCAATTTTAATTTCGGCAACTCACATTGGTTTGAAGTATGGATTTATCCAATTGCCTCCGTCGGAAACCGAACAGTGGTTAAAGCGAAAATACAAAGAGTGGCTGGGTCCCAAAATGAAAAATGAAAAAATTATCCCAGTCGATTTTAAACGAGTCGTATTGTGAATGACGATCAAACGTTGTGATTTGCGATATTTTGAACGATCATTCGAAATGTATATGATTGCATGCATGAATATACGATCGTTGAATTTTGACGCATATCGTTTGATATTTGAACGTAATTTGATCGATATGAATTGTGAATTGTGAATTGTGACATAAAATTGAATGATATGAATTGAATGACGATAAAACGTTGTGATTTGCGATATTTTGAACGATCATTTGAAATGCATATGATCATATGCGTGAACGTATGATCGTTGAATTTTGACGTATATCGTTTGATATTTGAACATGATTTGATCGATACGAATCGTGAATTTTGACATAAAATTGAATGATATGAATTGAACGTTGACAACGTAGCATCGTTTTGATATGTTCACTCATATCGGGTTTGCGGAGTTATCATGGATTACACAAAAAAATTCGATAAAATAGCTTATGATGTTTTGTCCTCAAAGGGGCTACAATCAAAGATCCACGTGTGCGTTGAACTTGGATGCACAAAAACTGAACTCGAAAGTTGGATAAAAGCTTATCCTTCTTTCAAATACAATATCGAAATGGGATTGATTGTCGGCGAAATGAAATATCGGGACAAACTGGCGAAGCTATCTCTTCGCAATTCAGGAAAAATTAATACAAAACTTTTGTTGTTGCTTGGGGGAGATGTCTATGGGTTGGGAGAAATGCAAGAGGACTCGCAGCCCATAGTCATCAATAACTTTGCAAACAACCAGGACGTTGAGGAGCAAATGAAAAAACGGGGAATACCAATTCCCCAGATTGGAATACCAGATGCGGAAGACCCAGACGAACCAGACATTTAATTCCGCTGAAAGCATTAATCTCCTCGAATCTTGGTGGATTTCAAAATCAGCTAAAAACTTTTACGCTTATCGTCAATACATCGGTAGTAAGGATTTTAAAACTGGGTGGTTCCAACGTGAACTGTCCATGGCTTTACAGCAATTTTATCTAGATTTAAAAGCCAAAAAACGACCCATATTGATTATCGAAGCACCGCCCCAACATGGTAAATCCAGGGCGGTAAACGAGTTTTTGTCCTGGCTTCTGGGAAAGATGCCGAGCCTGTCGATTATTTTTGCTTCATATTCCGATCGATTGGGTGTCCGGGCGAATCGGTTTCTACAAAGAACGATTGACTCTCAGAAGTTTCAAAATATTTTTGAGAATAACGTCCAACTTGGCACAACCCGCGTGGCTACACTCGCAGATCGGGTTCTTCGGAACAATGAAATTTTCGAGTTGGTTGGTCATGAAGGGAGTTTTAGAAATACCACGGTTAATGGTTCGGTAACAGGTGAGTCTCTGGACCTGGGTGTCATTGATGATCCGGTAAAAGGACGTGCTGAAGCAAACAGTAAAACGATTCAGGAAAAGACTTGGGATTGGTTTACAGACGATTTTTATACAAGATTTTCAGAATATGCTGGTTTATTACTGATTTTAACTCGCTGGTCGGTTATGGATCTCGCGGCTCGGTTAAAAGAAAGCGAGCGAAATGTTAAAACGGTAACATTCCGAGCTATTGCTCAGGAGGATGAAGAACATCGAGAACGGGGGGAGGCACTTTTCCCCGAACATAAATCGCTTGACTTCCTTAAAAAGCGAAAAAAGAAAATGTCCCTGCATAACTGGGAGGCTTTGTATCAACAGAACCCAGTATTAAAATCAGGAAACATTTTTAATTCTGACAATTGGAGATGGTACATTCGACTACCAGCTATTCGTTATAAGTTTATCGTCGTTGATACCGCCCAGAAAAAGAATAACTGGAATGACTTTACAGACTTTCAATGCTGGGGTCATGGATATGACAATTGCATTTACTTGCTAGACCATGTCCATGACCGAATAGAAGCACCGGAATTGAGGAAACTGGCTGAAGCGTTTTACCAGAAACACGATACTAAACGAATTGAACCCGACGACCCCCTACTCCGTGGTATTTGGATTGAGGACAAGTCGTCTGGGATCGGGCTAATTCAGGAGCTTCGAAAGAAAAAATTAAAAGTCAATGCAATCCCCCGGTCCGTGGATAAAATTCAGAGAGCATTTGATACTACTCCTTATATCTCAGCTGGGCAGGTGTTTTTAAACGAAGACGTTAATAAAGTTGGAGTTATACTTGGAGAATCGGTTGTATTTCCAAATGGTCTTCATGACGACGCAATCGATAATGTAATGAATGCCATCGATGTGGCTTTTATTTCTGGAACCGATCAAATATTTATAGCATAATAGGAACTGACATGCTTAATTGGTTAAAAAGAAGATTCGAATCACGAAATATGGCTCGTTCTACGGCAGTAGTTGAGTATTCTGGGCAGGGCAAAAAGAATGCCCCGATTTATAAAAATTGGACAATTGCCAAAGCGGTCAAAGAGGGATTCAAATCAAATACTTGGGTATACCGATCCGTGGTTTTAATTACAGATGCGTGTTCGTCGGTTCCTTGGTCAGTATATAGGGACGACTCATTGTCAGATCCGCTGCCCGATCATGCATTGACTAAGCTTTTAAAAGCTCCGAATCCGAATTTCTCGAAGCAAGATATGTTTGAGATGTTGGTTAGTTGGTTGGAATTGTCCGGGAACTCATATTTTTATAAAACACAGGTCGATGCAAAAACGGTTGAACTCTGGCCCATCTCTCCAGACTTAATTGTTCCTGTTACCCCGGCGAAAGTCGACGAATGGGTTGGGGGATATAAATTAACTCGGGAGAAAAATAAACGGAAAATAACATTTACGGCGGATCAAATTATCCATCACAAATACTTTAACCCGGCCGATGCTTTATTGGGGATCGGTCCTCTTGAAATTGCAGGACCAGTAGTCGACATCGACAACGACCAAAAAGACTTTAACAAGGATGCGGCACAAAACCGTGGTATTATTGACGGCGTGTTTGCTTTCAAAAAAGATATTCCCGATCAAGATACAGCGGATGCACTTCGGGATCGAATTGAGGAGTCATATAAAAAGAAACGAAAAAATATCGTATTGGGCTCGGAGGCTAAATACATTCGAACGGCGATGACTCCAACTGAAATGGATTTTACACAGTCTCGGAAAGATAATCGAGATGAAATTTTTATTACTTTCGGGATTCCACCGGCACTGGGTGGGTCGATGGATGCTTCTACTTACAATAACTATCAAGTATCGGAATGGATTTTTTGGACTGCTACCATAATTCCGAAATTGAAAAAAATTGCTGATACTTTTAATTTGGCTTTTCGGGACGAGAAAAAGGAACAAGAACAAATTGCTCCGATGCTCAATAAAGTTCCGGCAATACGTCAAATGGTTTCAGAAAAATCCAAAATTGCCGAGCGATTGTCAAAGGCTGGGATCCCCGTACAACAGATAAATCAGATTCTAGAGCTCGGAGTAAAGAAGTATAAGGGTTGGGATCAGCCATATAGGTCATCGTCGTCTGGTAACAATAAAAACCCAGACACCACGGAGGGCGAATAAGAGGCCCAGACAAGGGCCCAGACCCAGATTGAGGGTGAGGATGAGGGAAAACCCCAGACTCTGGGTGTTGAAATTGCTTTAAAACACGAAATTCGAGCTATTGATCAGGAGAAGGAACGTGAAACCCAGGCCCAGAAGGTCCTGTACCCAATTTTTAAACGTTACTTAAAATCAGTTAAGGACAAAATTGATGGTGTTTTTAAACAAAACCAGATGCCACAATTGCAAAATTCCAATTATGTCAATAGCTTAATCGTTCCAGTCTGGGAAAAATACCAGACTGATATCGAGGCTGGGTTCAAAAAAATTGCTAATTTTTTTGCTTGGCAGATGGTTTTTGAAGTCCGCGCCTCAAATCCGGGTGCAGGTAAAGATGCAATAAATAAGGCATTGGGGAGTTTACTTGATGCTTATTTAGAAAAAGAACGTATAATTTTGAAGGAAAAGTCCCACATAGAAGAGACTACTACTGACAAAATCGTTGATATTGTTCGAGATGGTGCCAAAGAAAAGAAAACGATCAAAGAAATGCAACAGGCAATTTCAGATTCAGGGACATTTTCACCTGAAAGATCACTACGAATTGCTCGTACCATGACCGGTACAGGCGCCTCACTGGGACAATTACACATGGGCGTGGTAACAGGCGCGACTCATAAGTACTGGCGAGCTGCCGGCCATCAGACGAGGAAGCAACATCTGAAGCGGAACAATGAGAAACGGAAAATTAATGAAACATTTTCAAGGCAGTATGCAGAAAATATCATTGGACCAATGTATCCTGGAGATCCAAACATATGCGCTTCTGATCGAATCAACTGCCGCTGTTGGTCAACATTCACCATCGAAGGTAAACGTCAAGACGTCCTTGGAAAACTTGACCGTGGTGAAATCACAGCTGAAGAGCTTTTAAACGACCTTGGCTTGTTGCCAGTCGATTCCGCTATTGTGGTTGGTACCGAGGCTATTATTGAAACAGTAGCAGGCGAAGCATTGGAGGTTGAGGGGGTATCGGAATAAAATGAGATCCATAGAACATGATATTGACGATCTTCCAACAGATACAATTTATTAAGGAGTAAATATGAAACCTGAATATCGCCAAATCGGCAAAATACACGATTTCCGACAACAAGGGGATGAAGGGTTTGTTGATGCTTATTTGACAACCTGGGGTTCAATTGATTGGTATAATTCCACGTTTGCAAAGGGAGCATTTGCCGAGAGTTTTCGGACCGTGAAAATGAGGAATTTGTTTAATCATGAAACTCTTATTGGGAAGGTACTTGAGGCCCGGGAGGACGATATTGGCCCCTTTGTTCGAACTAAAATTAATCTAAAAACGACTGCCGGAAAAGACACATGGGAGCATATTGTCGCCGAAGACATCGATTGCTTTTCATTTGGGTTCAATGTAATTAAGGATTCTCGTAATAAAGCGGGTGTCCGGGTGTTAGAACAGGTTGAAGTTCTTGAGTGCGGTCCCGTTGTGTTCGAAGCAAATGGAACGGCCAAAATCGTTGATGTCCGCACAGGAACTCCCTTACGGGGAGACCAAATCGAGTGGAATAAAATGACTCTCGAGGAAAGGAGTAAAATGGAAAAAGAAACAGATGCCCAGCCCGATGGGATAAAACAAGACGAAAAATGTGGAGAGGATAAGCGTAATATCGATTATGATGTAACCAAAAGGCGAAATGAGTTGGTACGCCGAGGTTCGATCCTCCTTAATTCATTATTCCAGACTCTCGAGGACAATTATTATCCGGCGATTTGGGGCGAGGGATTAACGGGAGATGATGCGATTGCCAACATGGATCGAGCCATTGCGTCTTTCCACGGCGATTATATCGGATGGGTCCGGGAAATTTTTGTGGAATTCGGTGTCGACTCAACCGAAGCTCGCACCATCCAGATTGTGCCCAATGCAAACTCGGAATTGGTCAAGGCTTTCAGGTCGGTAGTTAAAGATCTCGAAGAAAAAGCCATTGCCAGCTCGTTCACGGTTGACGAATTAAGAACCCTCTCCCGTGGTAATTTGTTACCGATTGAAGTCCGTTCAAAACTCACTGAATTGGGGGAAGAAGTCGAGGGAGCTCACCGTCGTGCTCGAACTGCATTGGTTGAGCAATTATGCGCAGAAATCCGAGCTGGCGGCCTGACGGATGCTGATGTATCGAGGATTCAGGCTTTGCTGCCTCAGCCTGTTAAAGATGGTAAGGATCCTGAAGCTGTCGAAAGTGTCTGGGAATCCTTGGATTCCAAATTTCGATCAATCCTTTTGGGAACTGAAGAACCCGAAACCAAATAAAGATCAATCCCAAAAAAAATTTATAACAAAAAAGAAGGAGAAACAACATGGCCACACCCGAAATGAAAAAGGAATACGACAATTTCCGAACCATTCTGGAGGAATTTCGTACCACAAACGACAAACGCCTGGAAGAAATTGAAGCTCGTAATGGAGAAGTCCTGGCGGAAACTCGGGAAAAGCTCGAGACCGTCGAGACAAAGCTGAATGAAAGTGCCAAGCACCTGGATGAATTGAGGACCGCGGCGAACCGTCCCAACATTGTACTGGGCAGCGAGAACATGACTGCCGAGGAACGGCAAATCCAGGAAGTTCGAAAACGTGCATTCGTGAAATATATTCGCTATGGTCTGGGTGAGGAATCTCGCCAGCAATTTCAGCCGGAAGAAATTCGTGCCTTGTCTGGGGCTTCCGACGCCGACGGTGGTTTCCTGGTACCCATCGAATTCGAATCCAACATTATCATGAAGGCGTACAACATGGCCGAACTTCGTCCCATTTGTAACGTTGGGACAACCGGAAGAGACACCGTAGTATCCGGATCTCTGGCCAAACCCGTGGTTGCCTGGGGTCGTACCGCTATTGCCGTCTCCCCACAGGATCTCGCCTCTGGCGGGTCCATTTTACATGTTCGTACCATCAAGGGTTTGCTTCCCATGGACAACGATACCCTGGAAGATGCCGAAGCGGATATTGTCGGCGAGCTGGAAGACGGTTTCTCACGGGCCATCGCCGAAGCCGAAGACGATGCCTTTGCTGTCGGCGCGGGTGATGATTCCCCCCATGGCGTTGGGTCCAATTCGACCGTCCAGGCCAATTATGCGGCTTCCGGAGTTGCCGCAGCTTTATCCGATTCCACCCACAACGGTGTAGACGCAATCATTTCCGCCTATTTTAAAATCAAGAAAACCTATCGCCGGAACGGCGTATGGGCCATGAACTCCACGACCGAGGGAGCTGTCCGTAAACTGAAAGATGGTAACGGCCAGTATTTGTGGCAACCGGCCGTCGATGCCGATTCTCCGAATACTCTTCATGGCAAGGTGGTAAAGAATGCCGAAGGCTTACCCGACATCGCTGCCGGAGCCTTTCCGATCCTGTTCGGTGACTGGTTCGCCGGCTACAAAATCCGGGACCGCCGTGGAATCCTGGTTCAGCGTCTCGTTGAAAAATATGCTGAATATGGACAGACTGCCATCCTCGTCTCTAAACGTCTCGCGGGCGGCGTCGTACTGCCGGAAGCATTTTCGTGCGTTAAGATCGCGGCTTCTTAATTCTCGAATTATCCGGCCCCTAAAAGGCGGAGTTGTGAAGCCTCCCACATAATACCCTGTACCTTGATCTCGCGGGTCCTTGGGAAAGGGTTCTCCGCCTTTTTTTTAAAAATGAAAGGAATAACATGTTTTTTCTAAAAACTATAAAGAAATTCTGGTTTGAATTGTTTTTTATTGTATTGGCATTTTTATTTTGTATCACCGAAGTCAATGCGCAATTTTACCGTCCACATGTTCGGACTCAGTCGTTGTCAGTTATCGGAGACGCCGCTATTGAGGAAGACAGTTCTGGCGGAAACCTCGGGGCGAAAAATCAATTGACGGGATTGGTTAATATGGGGCTGGTCGCTGTTGGGACGATGGTTGATGGTAGTGGTGAAACGACTTCGTACATGGATGATACTCCCACAGGTGAGTGGACTGAGGTCGATGCAAATGCAGCGGTTACGTTGACAGCCGATACTTCATATGCTCGAATCGGATCGAAGAGTTTAAAAATCGCTTTGACCGAAGACGCCGCTGCTGGAGATGGTGCATCTAATGATATTACCAATGATGACCTATCCAGCAATGAGTCCGTAGGTTTTTGGATTTATGCTGGTGCGCCGATTACTTCAGGTGATTTTCAGGTAAAGCTTGACGATACCGACGGTACAGATCAAACTTATACAGTTGGCGCCGTAGCTGAGGGAGTATGGACGTGGATTGAATTAGACGTTTCCGGGTGTGATACGAATTGTGATACCACAGACAAAGTCCAGTTCCTCATGACGACACAAGGCGCGACGAATCTTGACGCAATTAATATTTATATTGACGGAATGTGGAAATGGGATGCCGATGCCGAAGAAGATTTGGGAACGACTATCGTTGACCACGGTGTGATTGGCGTCCAAACTGTTGCAACAGCAGCCGGCAGTGCGAACACGCCGGCCGTGAAAACCGAAAACACCGACTATTTTGTCCATTATGCGGCCACCGGAAACGACATGATTGTGACCATTACCGATCAATCGGCGAATTCAGGAACCGTGGTAATTATGAAAGAATAGTTCGGCATTCACAGTAATCGATTTTTAAACGAAATACTATAAAAGGAGAAGTATTATGAAGATGGATCCTGGAACTCTATATACGTTCGCTGAAGGCCTCTCAGCGCTGTCTCGCGCGGCCAGTACATATTATACCGCGGCTGTCGATCATGGTGCGAGCGGGCGAAGCGTCACTTTTTTCCTGTCGTGCGGTACGTTTGCAACTTCCTTGGCGGCAACCGTTCAGTATTCTGCCGACAATAGTTCATGGACCGACGAGCCCAATACTACTGCCGGGAACGAAGTCAGTGCCTCTCTTACCACACCTGGAACCGTTCAATTGGATGTTCCCAACCCCCGAGAACGTTATTCCCGCCTTAAGATCGTTACTGGCGGTACGTGTGTATTCGGGGTAACCTCAGTTTCTGGGCCGAAACACTACGTTGACGCCTAGGCGCACAATACCATAGCCTTGTGCCGGGATTACTATCCCGGCACATATTTGGAGGACAAAAATGCCGTATAAAATGATCCAAACCGTGGAAGCTGCAATTGATGGTGTAACTGTTAAGCAATACCGAGAAGGTGAAGTTTACGACAGTTTTGGAAACATGACGGAAATATTCATTGAAAACGAATGGGCTGCCGTCGATAAGCCGACAATTGAGCCCGATGAAACGGCTTCACGGGCGCCCAAAGAGACACCGGAAAAAATCAAACCCAAAAAACGAACTATTAAAAAGAAATAGCGGAGAAAACAATGGCTTGGGAATTGTGTTCATATGATCAATTGAAGGACATCCTTGACCTCGAACAGGCGTTGATCTCTGGATATCCGGATCTCGTTGTTATAAAAGAATTGGTCGAGTATGCGATTGAGGCTTATTTATTCCGAGATCTCGAGAGTAAAGAACGATCTGAAAGTATTTATATTAATGATACTGCTCGATCAATCATTAGTCTACGGGCGATTCCGATTACAGATGTATCTTCGATCTCGTTAGTATCCGGCGAAACGACACTGACCTTGGTTGAAAACAGTGATTTTTTAGTTACTGATTATGGGTTAAAACTGAGTAGTTTAGCTTCGAATTCAAGGTTGGATATTGTTTATACTGGCGGATATGCTGAGGACGCAATTCCCGAAGCCATCAATCGAGCAGCAGTTTTACAAACTGTTTTTGAGTTTCAGAACAAGGATCGATTAGGAGCTGAAACGATCTCGACTCAGGCTGGAACTGTAACCCGCCCGGCATTGGATTTGCTGCCCCACATAAAACAATTGTTATTAAACTATAAGCATAAATTGTGTCTGATATGAAAGTCGAAAAATTAAAATCGTATTTGAAACAACCAAGCACCTGGATCGGGATAGTTGCATTGCTGTCTCTTTTGGGTGTTAAAATAACTCCAGAGATGATTGAAAAATTGCCTCAAGCATGTTTGGTCATGGTCGGGTTATATGAAATTATTCGAGACGAGGGAAAATGACCAGTGAAACAAAAATAGAGGTCCACGGTGTGGCGGAAGTTCAGTCGTTGATCAATCGCATCCCCGCTGAATTGTTTGATGAAGCACGAGATGCTTTTGCTGATGCAGTCCTTAAAGCCCAGGAAAAAACCTCCCGAAATTTACAAGGAGGTCCTTTGTTTACGAGAACGGGTCTTTTAGCGAGTTCAATTAATGCCGCCGTATCCGACAGGCGTGGTACATTGAAAACGCTAAAAGCTTCGGTCTTCAGTTCATTTATGGTTGGGAGTCAAGAAGTTCCATATGCGAAAATTCATGAAGTTGGGGGAACGATAACAGCAAAAAACAAATATTTAAAAGTCCCAGGCGGACCGTATTTAAATATTCCGTTACCACCAAACAAAACCCCAGCAGGTGTTATGCGAATGACCCCGGCAATGGTTTTCCGATACGGTGGTTTTATTATTAAGTCAAGGAAACAAAATTATATTGTTATGATGCCTGAAAATCGTGCAAGCAGGACTGTAAAGTCTATTCCAATGTTTGTATTGAAAAAGTCAGTCAATATAAAACCCAGACTCGGTATGCGAAAAGCAGCAGAGGACCAAATCCCTACGCTACTTGGGCGTCTCCGGGCACTTCAATTTTCAGGAGGAACTCGTGGCTGATACATGCATAAAACAAATATTGGACAGCGTTAATACGCATCTGGGTTTTATTACCTTGGCTAATGGGTACCATTACGACATTCAAAAAATCGAACATGAACGAATAAAACCCTTTAATGGGTTTGATATACCGGCGATAAATTACTGGGAACTTGGTTTCTCGATTGGTGATGCTGGTGAATTGGCATATGGGTATGATAAACGGATTCTTCCAGTTTATTTTGAGGGCTATAATGCAAAATGGGACGACGGAAAATCAAATATTGAAGCGGACCAATTTGCGGCTGATATTTTAACTTGTTTGTATCGTACCTCGGCTGCTCCCAAAGTTTCTGATTCGATTAGTCGGAATCTAGGGGATTTGGTGGCTCATACAAAGATCAATCAGGTTCAGTATATCGTGGATGCAAGTGATAAGCCATATTGTGGTGTTTTGGTTGTTGTTGAATTCCATTTCTTTGCAAAAATTGGCGACTTGTATAACATTGACAACATTTAAAGGAGATACAAATGGCTACTTCAGAAAACGCAAAAGTCCAGATTGAATCTGGACAGTCGTTGGTTACTTATGCCCAAATGACCGACAGTGGGGACCAGCAGGTTTTTACCGTTTCCGGGGGTTTGGTTTGGTCTGGTCGAGCAGGATATGCTCCGGTAGTTCGACCAAATGGTATTGAATCCGGGCGTAACATTTTATCCGCCCATGCCAGCAATGATACAGTCAGTATTGCCTCGTTTACAGCATTTATCGGGGGAACTCAATATTCAGTTAGTGCAACCTCGGCAACCTTCAGTCGTCCGGCGACAGCTTCAAAAGCACAGGTCATATCGATGACTTTGGCTTCTGACGGCTCAACCGTCGAAGCCGTTTCAGGTACAATCAGCGCCACTACGGCTTTTTCCGAAACAAGAGGCGCTGCCGGAGGTCCACCACTCATTCCAGTCAAATCAGTTGAGTTGGGTCAAATCCGCATCACCGCTGCCACACCCGCCGTGGTTGCTTCGACTGAACTGTACCAAGTTCCTGGCGAACACACAGAACGTTGGGACTATCCGAACTTTTCGATCAATCGGATAGGCGATGGTGAAGCTGCAACCGTGGCTGCTAAAAAGAACGCCCATGTTGTTTTCGATGACGCAATGGAAGCGAACCATGTTGGTAGCGTGGCCAAGCAGGTGTTTATTCAATATTATACACCGATCTTTTCGAAAGTACAACGTGCTATCGACTTTACCCCCATTGAGGAGAGCCATTCGGTTAACAGTCAAGAATTTTACGGGGGAACTGTTGCATCGAAAACGTCCTCACTTGGCCAAGGTTCGTTTACTGCCTTGCTTGACGATGGTGTTCGGGACAACCTGGTTGCTTTGAAAAATCAGCTCCTGACTTTTAAGTTCTTCCCGGATGAAAATAAAACGCCGTATGTTCTCACCCAGGGATATCTGGGTCTGGGTCGTACATTCCCGAAGAGCAATCAAAATCAGGCAGCTGCGACGATTTCCGGCGAAACTCAATCGGCGGAATTTAATTCTTAATCTTTAATTTTTAACCGTATTGGAGGAAACATGCCCGCGAAACAAAAACAAATATTGGTAACAGGATTCCCCAGATCTGGGTTTGGCAGCTTAGGTCGGATTCTAAAACTCAACAGCATTCATGTGGGCCATGAGACAATTGAAGAACATGGGACTGTCTCATGGTGCCACACTGGGTACGGGAAGCTGTCATGGCTTGATGAACCAGTTAAAGACGTGCGAGACAATTCTGATATTATTGTCCATCTTGTTCGATTTCCACTAAATGTTATAGCTTCAGCAGGGACATTGACCGTGGAAGTAATTAATTTTATGCGGCAAAATTTAGGGAAACCTGAATTGACCACGGTAACGTTGGCTGATGTAGTTGAATTGTATCTTGATTGGAATCAACGGATCGAAGACAGTGATCCACATTGTTGCATAAAAATTGAAGACTTGAATGATTCGGCAGCAGTTCGGGGACTGATTGATCGCTTACGGGCTCCCATGGCAGCGGCCTTTTATCAAGATAAGATCGAAAAGGACTTCAATGCTCGCTCACACCAACAGCTGAATTGGCGTATTTTACGAAACGAATTGCCGACTGAATTGTTTGATCGGTTGGTTGCTAAAACGGAATCATATGGGTATCCGATTCCTGAACCAACCACCGTGGCTGTGTGTATCATGGGGAAAAATGAAAAGCATTACCTCGAATCGTTGGTTAAAAGTATTAAAGAAGTTAGCCAGCCGAAATCAAAATTTTATGACCGGGCTGTGTATCTCGATACCGGTAGCACTGACGGGTCAGTCGAGTTTATGGAAAAAGCAGGATTCGAGGTTCATCGAACTGAGTGGCAAGACAATTTCTCTCTGCATCGGAATGAGCTTATTGATATTGTCAAAACTGGATGGATCGTGATGGTTGATTGCGACGAACGATTAGTTGGTCATTTCGGGCTCCTGAAGGGTCTCCTCAGCGATGTTCCCTATGATGTCAATGCTCTACGAGTTCGTATGGAAGATTTTAAAAATGGCAAGGCCTCGATGGTGTGGAATGTTGAGAAAATATTCCGGGCTGATACGTGCCGCTATGAATCCCGCGTCCATAATCAATTGAAATTCGAAGGGACCGCGCCCCAATGGATGGATGGGAAAATTGAGCACCATGGCTATGATATTTCAAAAGAAGCTATGGATAAGAAAATGGCCCGGACCCAAAAATTGCTGGCAATGCGGTTAAACGAAAATCCAGACGACCATGATGTTTATTTTTACATGGCCCAGAACGAATCGTATTTTAATAATTATGAGACGGCATTGGGATACGTTGAGAAATATATCGAGGCTTATGCAAATAATTCGAAAATCAATAAATCGATATATCTGATTTATTGCCAGCTTCTTTATAATCTCGACCGGTTCCAACAACTCGAGGGCGTATATGAATGGTTACTTGTGAATTCCACACATGACCTTGATGTTTATTATCACATGACGGTTTATGGGATTTCAAAGCGAAAGAGTCGATGGATAAAGATCGGGACAGAAAATTATATTGAAACCAGTCTCCGTTTCCAGCAATCGCCGGAACTCATGAACTCGTTCTTTTTTCACTACCTCGGCGATGAGCATTCCATTTTCATTTTGTCGGCAAATACCACGGAATTGTTTCGGTTAGCTGTAGAACGCCATAAGTACTTGCACAAACTTAAGTCAATCGTCCCAGAGGGCCATACTTTTGCAGCCAACGTTGACAAACAACTGAAACGATATGGAGTCACTATCGGCTCGAATGTCCAGACCGCGAAGTTGAACAAATGGAAAGACAAACCCTACCGTGGTAAGAAAAAATCGAAAAGGGTCCGCCGCGCAAAAAGGCATTAAAAATTTTTATTAATTGACATATCCCGGAAATATTTTTCCGGGATATGTATATCGGAGGCAAAAATGGATATTGAAAAATTTCGTACAACGAGTTTTAAGAACCGAGTTGCAAAAATCGCGGTTCCGGAATTGAAAAATTTTTTCCCAGAAGGCGAAGAACCCGTCTGGGAAGTAAGGGGTGTTTCGGGCCACGAGTACGGTCAAATTCAAGAACGGTTAAATAATAAGACTTTCACGGTTGAATTTATGAAAGGGATTTCTGATGCAACCGGCCAAAAAGCAGCTGACGCTGTTAAGCGTATGTTAGGCTTTGACGGCGAGACCCCCAATGATTTGATTCGTCGATTTGACATGTTATTTGTTGCTTCGATAAATCCCGTAATCGAACGGCGAGATGGGATTTTATTGTGTGATGCCTTCCCAACAGTTTTTTATAAAATCACGAATAAGATTTTGGAATTGACGGGAAAGGGTAAAGATATGGAGGGGCATATGCCCTGTGGGGACGAGAAGACGTCCAAGCCAGCTGCTGGTACGGATGGAAATTCGGAAAATTCTTGTACGAACTAAGACCAGACATTTTCCCACAGGGCTATTTGACGGACGATGAGCGAATGGTTTGGTCAATATTCCTTGATGAGCTTGAGCAAATGAGGAAAACAAAACATGGCGGATGTTAAAAAGACAATTGAAATTTTATTTACAGCTACGGATCGAGCAACTTCAGTATTTGATGACGTAGCTAGCGGCATGAGCGATTTAAATTCTAATTTAACCAACATGACTCAGCCGTTTGCTGACATTGCTGCAAGAATTGAAAAATTGACAGCGGCGTTGGGAGCCTTTGGAGCAGTTGGTCTAGCTTATGCATATAATGAATCGCTAAAATTTCAGTCTGCTCAAATCGAACTGGAAAAAGTTGTCGGCGACAATCAAGCTCAAATTTTAGCAGCTTCCGACAATGCTCGATTGCTTGGAGCTGAATACGGTAAAATGAGCAGCGAGGTAATCGAGTCGACAGCTTCTTTCAAGCAAGCTGGGTTCGATGTCGAGGAAGCCATGACATTATCAAAAAATGCCATGGACTTAGTTATTGCCGGCGGAGTAGGAGCAGCCGAATCTTCAGAAATACTGATTTCTATACTCAAAGGCTTTAAAGCTCCTGCTGAAGATGCTGCTCGTGCTATTGACATCATGAACGAAGTAAGCAATAATTATGCCACTGACGTTCAACAACTCGGAATTGGTATGGCAGGTATTTCACCAATTGCGAAAACAATGGGCTTTTCAATGGAAGAGACCGCAGGTTTAGTCACGCCAGTTATTGAAGTCTTTCGATCTGGCTCTGAAGCTGCTATCGCTATGAAGACAGGCCTTTTGAAATTAATCGATGACTCCGCCCCCGTGGAAGCTGCATTGAAACAGTTGGGCGTAGCTCAGAAAGATGCGAATGGACAGCTAAGGTCTGGTAAAGACATTTTATATGATGTGGCTAAAGCATTCGAATCGGCTAACGAAAATCAAAAATTATTTTTAACGAAAGAACTCGTCGGTATCGATCAATCAGCACGAATGGTTGAAGTTTTTAACAACCTCACAAAAGCAACCGAAATCACAGCCACGGCGATGGGAGCCGCGGGTAGTGCAACAGCTGAGGTCGAAAAACGTTTGGCTTCCAGTGAAGTAATTGTTCAACGGACCATCGTTTCTTTTCGAGAATTGGCTGTAACGATCGGTAATCAATTTCGAGAAGCTGCTGACGGAGCATTAGAAGGTGCCACTGACATTTTTGATGCTTTAAATGAAGCAGTCGACGAAGGTGTTTTTGATGAAGTTTTTAATTATATTGAAGCATTCTTCAATAAAATTGGCGACACAATGTCAGACGTAGCAGAACAACTCCCAGAAGCCTTTGAGGGCATTGAATTTGATGGGTTGATTAATGCTATTGACGACTTGTTTTCGGGCCTTACAGACCTCGTTGAGGGCTTTTTTGGAGGCCTTGACTTGACAACTGCTGAAGGAATAGAGGCTGCCGTCCAAACCGTGGTCGATTCTATTGAAACTTTAATCCAGTTGGCTGCCGGAATAGCCAAAGCTTGGCAACCATTCATTGAGGGTCTGGGGGATTTAGTTCGTAACTTTAATGATTCGGGCGAGGAGAGTAAAGAATTAGTCGGCAATATTCTGGGTCTGGGGCAGGCAATAAATTCGATCCTTGGAATAACAGGTGGTTTTGTTGATTCGGTTCAAGGGATGACTAGTGCATTGACGGCGATGGCATCTGTCAGTGCTGGACATCATTTAGTTCAACTCCTGGGGTTGTTGACGGGTGGGGTGATTTCAGCTCCAGTAATTGGAGTTACTCTTGGAGTAACAGCAATAGCTGGGGGAGTTGCATATGCTGCGAATGAAGTTCTGGATTGGGCATTGGGGGAGGAACCAGACGTCCCTGATGCAAATGCAGCTTTTCAAATTGATGTGGGCTATGGAGACGGCACAATTTTTGATCCGACCACAGGGGAGATTCGTGATCAAGAAGGGAAAATTTTATACACAATTGGTCTGGACAAGGAATCAGTTGTCGATGTACAAACGCGAACTGAAGAAGTAATTGCTGCGTTATATGATGATCCAGAAGGTGGGATTGGGATTCCAGCATACATTAATAAACCCGATACTGATTCGTTGACTCAAGCTCTCGATGAATTGGGGGTTTTAAAAGTCCCTGTTGAGGCTGACACTGAAAAAGCTGAAACCGATTTGCAGCAATTCCGCAGTGAATGGTATAAACAAGATGGGGAATGGATCGAAATAAAAGTCCCGATTGAGGTCGATACTTCTGCTATTAAAGACGCGAAAGACGACATTGACAAATTGCCCGATTACAAATTGATTAAAATTGAGGCTGAGAATCAAACCAAAAAAGACATTGCCAGAATAAAAGCTGAAGCTGACATTTTGAAACATGCTTTCGAGTTGAAAGCAGACTTAGACATTGCAAAAATCGAAGCAGAAGCTGAAAAAATTGAAGCATTAGCTGACTCCGTGGCTAGAACCTTTGAGGATACTGGGCAAGCAATTAGCAGTTTGTTTGGGCAGCTTGATAGTGCTGAAAATAATCGAGATCGGTTTGCACTTCAACGGCAAATTGAACGGGAAAACGAACGCCGTGATAAAGCTTTACAATTGCAAGAAGAATTGGTTCGTGCTGAAGTCGAATTAATGGAAGCCCGGTCAAGACGCCTAGATTCTGGCGATGCACTTTTCACAATTAACGGGGAGGGACTTGAACCCCATCTGGAAATGATTTTTATGGAAGTGATGCAGTTGCTTCAAAATCGTGCTAATGAAGAAGGGATAAAATTGCTATTGGGGATATAAAATGATTTGTATATCGAGTACCATTGGGAGTGGTCGTTCGGTACAATTCCAGGAAACAGGCGAGACGATATTATACAATTTAAAAGCCCGTTTGTCTCATTCTGAATTATTAGATGGGACTTCATTCGTCTTACATTCCGGAACGAATGTTGGGGACATGACACCTAACATTTCCGCGGATTATGAACCGACACTCTGGGCAACTTTAAAAGAGATTCATGAAAATGATTCGACAGTTTTATTATCATGTAAGGAGGGGCTGTTTTTAGCTTACATCGATTTTCTGTCTTTAAAAGGGACCCAGATCCAAATAACTATGAGGATCCAACAAAGGGAGACATAATGATAGCCGCCGCGTTGATGTTACGCCCAGATGAGTCTGGGCTAGAAAAATGTTTAAATTCAATAGACCCAATAGCAGACGAAATTGTCGCTGTTATCACGGGGGAACCGAGCCAAAGAACCAAACAGCTATTGTCACGATTTAATGTACAGTTCAATACCACGGTTTGGCGTGAAGATTATTCATATCACAGAAATCAATCTTTCGACATGGTAAGTCCGGAAGCTGATTGGATCTTGCGTATTGACAGCGACGAGGAATTGATTTTACTGGACAAGAACCAACTGATCAATACACTCAAAACTGCACCAAAAGAAGTTGATTGTTGTAGATGCAAAATGAAGGACTACCGTGGTAATACCGTCGTGATGGAATTTCCGCAATTGCATTTCTTTCGCGCAGGAACTGTCCAGTGGCGATATCGAAAACATAATACTCCTATATTTGCTGGAGAAATTATGCATCTCGATTCGTGTGTAACACACCATTATGGGTATGATCTTGAGCCGAAAGCCATGGAGGCAAAACGGCAAGAAGCAATTCGGTTGATCAAATTGACGATGCAGGACTATCCCGGTGAGTATCCCGGAGATTTTTATCTTTCCCAGATTTATGCACAGGATAAACCCAATGAAGCGATTAAACATCTGGTAAAATACATTGCCGAGAATGAAGATTCACCAGGATTTTTGAAGGCTGCTTATTCGTCTCTGAATTCCTTGTATGAAAAACTGGGAGAGACTGATAAGGCAATGGAAATTTTAAAAAGAGGTCTGGAGAAATTACCTCTGGATCTCGATTTAAATTTTCTTTTATGCCATCAATCTGTTCGAGATAACGATTACCAGTCGATGGTTAAAGGTGCGGAGAGATACATTCAAGCATGGAATATTTATAAAAAACATGTTGACTTTTATGATCATTTTTGTTATTTTCATACGGATGAACACATTAGATTCGTATTGCATAAACTGGCCATTGCTCGGCTGCAAGAAGGAATTAGTTACGTTAATCACTTTTTTGGATTTGCGGATACTGATAACATTAATGACATAATGGTAAAAGACTTATCAATCCTTGGCATTGATTGGGAATGGGACGTCAATTATCCCATCGATGCTCAAAATATCCTAAAAGGAGTTTAACATGCAAAAATTGCGAATGGGTGTTCGAGTTGATGCCCAATTAATTAAGAAACGGAAACAAGGCCAAAAAATAAAAATTGCATCCACCTGGACCGTGGAGCATTTGCGTCAAGGGAAACAAATCAACCGAATTTCCGTTGATAATATAATGCCGAACCAAGTTATTAACCACGTCCTGGATGGAATTTGGTCCGGTGCGACAACTTATGCCACTTGGTATATTTTGATATTTTCTTCGACCAGTACTGCTTATACTCCTGCTTCAACGGATACTTATGCGACTCCGAATTTTACCGAAGCCTCGAGTTACACAGGTAACCGACCGACGTGGCAGGAAGCTGGTGCGTCGGCAAAGTCCATTACGAATTCTGCTAATAAAGCATCGTTTACTATGAATGGTAATGATGCAGCTATCTACGGATGCGCCCTCGTCAATGTTGCAACTCCTGGCGACCAAGCTGCTTCAAATGGGATTTTGGGCCCAGTAGCTCATTTTCCGGCTGCAATTACGGGTATTGTTAACAACGATGAAATTAAGGTCTATGTGACGATTAGTGGCAGTGACGCCTAAGAATGTAGTGGGAGCCCAAAATTTTTTAACTTGTCTGTTTTTAAAATTGTTTTTGGGATAAACGTGGGCTCCCACTTTTAATTGATTCGAGATAATATAATGGGATTGAAAAATAATTTAATATCTGTATGGGACCTTGATGGCGACGCTAACGATTCTCATGGGTCGAATGATGCAACAGCCGGTCCAGGATTAACATATACCACAGGTAAGGTAGGTCAATGCGGTGTGTTTACTAAAGACACCGACGAGACCCTTACAACTGGGTATACGGCACCAGCAGCGACTCATTTTTCAGTTTCGTTTTGGGTAAAGTATAATGATTCATCAAATTTAAAAATATACGATACAGACGATTCCGACAATTATCTGAGTATCTGGTGTTTTTCTGACGAAATTCGAGCCTCCGCCCATGACAATACTGATCATCTATTTGTCAACGGAGGCGACATAGCCGACGACGCATGGCACCACGTGGTTGTCGTATACGATAATACCGAAGTCGAGTTAAGGATTTACGTTGATAATTCACTAATTGCTTCCGATGATACGGCAGTGTCTGGGCTCTCAATTAACGGTGGGGCTGTGTATTTGGGCAGTGACGGTGGAACTGGCAATCCGTTCGAAGGGAATTTGGATCAAATTGCGATTTGGGATAAGATCATTGATACTGACGACATCTCCGAATTATACAACTCAGGAAGTGGATTGGCATACTCTTCGTGGTCATACACTGAAGTGCCAGAAGAATACATTGACGATGAATTCTCCTTGACTGAAGGAGCCGACCACAATCATAGAAATGTAGGTGAGGGTCTGGGTCTCTCGGAATCAGTTTCAGCATTGACGTATACTCAGGGAATTTCTGAAGGAATCGGTCTTTCAGAGGACATTACCGCGTTAACATATTCCCAGGGAATTTCGGAAGGTCTGGGTTTAAATGATTTAGAAATCGGTGGTCGAGGTTATACAACAGGAATCGAAGAATCATTAGTTATGTCAGATACACAAGATGGAGAAAATTTTACAGCATGGTACGACAATAATCATTCACGAATCGAATATTATTACACAATAGGATTGACGACACGCACACAGCGATGGCAGATAAGTCAAGTTATTCCGGCTAAATCGTTTCAAGCTCGTCGTAGGAGCGGATATCCGTCTTACTTATCAGTTGTTGTACCATATTCGGTTGAAAATCTCAATTATATCACTGCCCACAATGGCGGGGACCTCGTGGTATTAATGGAAGCTCGAGTCAACGGAGTTGTACATTGGTCGGAAGAAATTTCACGAGTGGCTATCGAGGGATATTCGATAAGTGAGGGCGGGACAAATTCTTCAATTACAATCACTGGACATTATACATATCAGTATGCTCGTGGGTATACTACTTTGTATACAACGTTAAAAAATGTAATGACTCGGACTTTACAACAAAATGGTTTTTTACGTTTTCGGTGTGCGGTTCCCGATTTTTATTTGTATCCAGGAATGAGAGCATATTACGATGGGTCGTATTTTTACGTTGAGTCAATTTCATATGTGGTTAATTCTAGAACCAGCTACATGGACGTGACCGAAGGTTCATACATTGTCTATCGTGATGGCGGTGGATTGTAAGAAATTTAAGGTGATTATGGGTAAGGGCGAAATAGTAAGCGAAGACGAAGACGGAAAATATCGAATTAAAATAAAATTTCGTCGAGATCGATACGATGCAGAATTGGAGTATTTGAAACAGCGTATTACTGAAGAGTGGGAAAAATATCAATTGATGGATCCTGGGGTCGAAAAACAAAAGCAATTAGCCATTTGGACAGCAATGGACAGCCGCCGTGAATTTTTAGAAACTAATTTCCCAGAAGATGAAGAACGAGATGTTTGGTGTGCTGACTATACGTTGAACATTGCTCCAGGCACCACGGTGGGGACAATTGAAATTCCCGGTGAGTTGAAAGATGTTTTGATTCGACCTGGTCATGAAGATGCTTATACTTTTGAACCGACTAGAGATGGTCAATTAAATCCCATTTTAAATATTACTCCTTCAGTTAGTTTTTTGTGTTGGGGATTGTTACCTGGATGGCAAAAATGGATGCCGACATATCGATTCGGGGAAGTTCGTGCAATCGATTATGAAAACGACAAATGCACCGTGGAACTTGAAGACACATATTCCGACCCGGTTTACGCCCAGTATTTGGACATTAATCAATCATCATATTTATACAATGTACCGATTGAGTATATGTCATGTAATGCAGCAATATTCGAGGAAGATGATGCGGTACTTGTCGAATTTGAGGACCAGGAGTGGGAGAATCCGAAAGTCATCGGGTTTAAACAAAATCCAAAGCCATGTGATATTTATATTAAAATCGAATCTGTTAATGGTTTTGAGGGATATAAAAAGTCAGGATCTTATGTTTTCTTATCGCAGCCAAAGACTCAAGAAATGATCGATTGGCGTGGAATATGGTATGAAGATTTCACAATTATCCGAGAAAAGGATACAATTTCCAACTATTTAGTCGAAGTTGATGCCAATGGAGTAGCATGTATGGCCAGAGCGGACATGGACGAAGTTGACAATGAGTATGGATTCCACGCGTGGTTCGCTAACGATGACTTGTTTAAGTACATGACAACTGACTATAAAGGGACCTGGCCGCGTTATCTGTGTAAGCACCGACGAGCTGACACGTGGACTGATCTGCGGCTGGAGTCTGAATATCGAACTGACGAATGGTTGGACTGGGCTGATTCAAAAGTCGATCCTGTTTCCGGGATCCAACATTCTACAGCCCTCGAATCAATGACTAAACAAGAATTCCAAACGGCCGAGGGTGAAACGGTTAAGGGATATGTGATAGCTATAGATGACGTTTACCAGATAAAACGTTATTACGAACGGTCGAGGTCCGGACCGACTCACTTGTGGGCTTTACCAGAAGAACAAGACAATATTTCAGGATTTATTTCTGACGTAACGGGAATATGGGCTTCAGATGACTATTATACTCTCGGGGCATATGGTCCGGTAGATCGTTATCACTTTCCTACTAATAAGGGATATCTTTGCCCCTCCCAGATATCTATTGGCGGTTTAATTTATAATCAATATTCGTATAGTTCAGATTATGACGTGGAATATAGTGCGCCGTATATAAAGTCAGATCGTTACGGAAGAAATCCAGAATTTCCATATTTAAGTGACCCCGATGATCCCCACCACTATGGTAGGACTATCATAGCGAAATACGGAACCCCCGTGGACCATAAAGCCACTGTTAATTGGGAGATGTACATTTCTTGGGAATTAAAATACGCATTACCTGCAGATTTAACTTAATGCAAACAGCGCTAAGCGCTAATAACTATACAGGAGGTCTAAAATGGCTTTAGCTTTAACGGAAAGAAGTGGACGGCAACCAACTTGGGAAGGAAAATTTACTGTAGACGATGACACTTCCGATTATCTTTTTTTGCCGGCATTATCGGGCAGATACGTGGCGGTAGGTGTTATTCCCGGCGCAAACGGGGGCAAGATTCAGCATACAATTTCTTCGATATCGGCTGTTGAAGGTGGTTCAGCTATCTGGTATGATTGGCCCCATGGCATGGTTAGTGCGAATAAAATGGATTATTTGTTAAGCCCTATTACGGCTATTCGGTTTGTGGCTTCCGGCGGTGAGGTTGATTTCGAAGTACTGATATAAGGAGGTTTAAAATGAAAAAGTTTAGTTTGGCCTTGATGTTATTCTTGGCTCCTTTTACGGCGTCTGCTCAATACGGTGGTTCGCCTTACGGCGGTGGACCTATTAACTTATCTTTAAATCTTCAGACAAATGGTAACTGGATTACTAATGACGGCGGGGATGAGGGGATTTACATTGACGCTGACGGAAATGTTGGTATTGGGACAGACAGTCCTACTTCTGTGTTAACTATCGAACCGGATACTGACGACATAGCTTTTCAAATTGATGATACTAACGCTAAGATAGCTTGGCAGGATGGTCCCTATCTTTCCACGAGTTCGTTGTATACTGCTGCTTATGATTTTAGTACTTCCCACTGGGATGGTTCCGGAGTAGTGACGACTTTATTTTTGGAGGCATCGACTGGGTTTGTCGGCGTTGGGGGGACTTCTCCTGAGTGTGGGCTTCATGTAGGTGATGGATCTTCTGAAATCGTTAGTACTACTAACGATTTGTATATCTCGGGCAATGTCGAAGTAGATGGCACCCTATATTCGGACACTAACCTTTTTGTGGGTGGATATCTTTCTGCAGCCACAATTCGGGCTAAGTCCACAGACATTTCATTGGCCACGGTAGCCGGATCGTCCCTTGTTACGATTAAAGCCGACGGTAAAGTGGGTATAGGTGCGGCTTCCCCTGTGGCTTTATTAGACGTTAATGGTTCGATAGCTAAAAATATCACTACTCCTGATTTAACGGGCAATAGCTATACAATAACCGCTACAGATTATGCCGTACTTATTGACGACGACGACGCACAAGTAACAGGCACTGTAGTGATAGCACTCCCCGCCGTGGCTACTAATACAGGAAGGGAGTTGGTCATCAAAAAGATAGGAAATAGCTATACCGTTCAGTTAGACGGTAACGGCAGCGAAACCATCGACGAGTCCCTTACTAAAAATCTTTCCACTCAATATGATAGCTATACGATTATTTGCAATGGAACGGAATGGTGGATTGAATAAGGAGGCGTAATGACTTATACAACTAAAGACGGCATAATAGAAAACCCGATGTGGAACGACTTAATAGGATATTTAGCTGGGAAGAATATTGACGTTACTTCTGGCAGGATTGATTATAGTTATCCTAATGGCGCGGTAGCTTTCCAGAACAATGCTCGCTATGCCGATGAACCAGTAGTTGTTCGTCACCAGATTCACCATGGATTTTACTTTGGATCCGGAGCTGTAGCGCGACCCCATTTACATTGGCTCCAGCAACATTCTACTAATATCCCCAACTGGCTTTTTGGGTATAGATTAGTAGAAAACGGAGATTCGGCAACTATTGAAACGGACTTTTCCAACTTTACTTTTTCCGTTCCACAAAGTCATGTTTTTACTTATTCGTCGGGCGTTTTGGCGCAGATAACGAAGTTTACGGAAATAGATATTTCAGATTTAAGTCCCAGTGATTTTATAATTACTGTTCTTTTCCGCGATACGACTAACGCCAGTACTTTATTTTCTGATGTAGATCCTTCCAGCCTTGTAGAGTACGCTACGGATTTGGATCTTCATCTCAAAATTGATGCGTTGGGAAGCAGGGAGGAGTATACCAAATGAAAAAAATAGTATTAGTAGGCTTGGGAGTCGCATGTCTTGTCTTAGTCATTAGCTTTTTTACTAATGCTACATATATCCAGGGAACGGGTGTTGAAGAAGGCGTCTTTGCTTACATGACGGCTGAGTCCGATACCACGTGTACGGCTGCAGAAACGTGGTATGCGATAGCTGGTGCGTTTACTAATTCGCCGATGTCCGGTTTTATTTTTGATACGGACCACATCGAATATAGCGGTTTGGAACCCGTTTACTTTAAAATTGACTGGTTTTCCACGGTGAGTTCGGGTACAAATGGATCTGTTGGTCATTTTGGCGTTTATCTTAATGGCGTCTTAGTCGATTCGTCCGTAATGGGTGTTTACATGAAAACAGCGGATGAGCCTTTTTCGGCAGCGGGCACCTGTGTTATCGAACTGGATACTGACGATGAGATCCAGCTTCGGGTCAAGTCTGATGGAGCTGGGGATGTTTTTACTATTTATCATTTTACTACCACCATCAACCGTTTTTATTAATCTGAAGCTTGGAGGCTTATTATGAAAATCAGTATTCCCCTTATGTTATTGATTTTACTGGTTTTAGAGAGTTGTGTTTTCCATGGAACCCATCGTTCGAATTGCGTTTCAAAAGCATTTCAAAACGCAACAGCATGGCGAATTAATACGGGCGAAACCGTGTTGATTTCTGAGCAAAAATGGCATGGGCGTAACCACTGGCAAGCAAAAACCCTTTCTGGAACGTACTTATGTGGGAATGGCTGGCAAGTTACTGTCTGTGAAAACGAAGGTAAAGAATACAATAGCCTTCGGTTAGACGACGCTATGGAAAAATTTTTAACTTTTAGAGTACCCTATGGGGAGGAGTAAAAAATGAAACAATTTAAATTACTTATTATATGGTTCCTGGTATTTTTTTCTTTATCTGCGCCTGCGTTTTCGGATAAATCGGTAACTTTTGATCAGTACTTTCCAGTATTTATCAACAGTCGTGCGGTGGAATTGAATTATGGTTCGTTAGGAGAACCAGATTTAAAACTAACCGAAATCATCACGGTCAAAATAAAAGTAAAAGAGCAGAATGGGGTTCCAAGTTATTTTTATAAGAAAAAATGGGATATAAGAGTCAATAATCCTGATGGCTTGCCCCAATTACCGTCGGCGTGTAAAACTGCAAATCGGGTAGATTGTGATAAGTGGTTGTATTTAAATACGGCCACAGAAGCGATAAATGTAAATTATTCCCCCTCTTTCGAGTAACTGCCGTGGATTTTAGGAAAATTTTTATGCGTCCTTTACTTATTTTATTTATCAGTTTGACGGTGTCTCCTGCATCGGCTTTATCTATTTTCTTCGTACCCGGTCCTGATAAAGCCGCCACAGAACACCGGATTTACTGGGAAAGTGGCTCTAATAACGGCTATGCAAGCCTCCAAATGCCGAAAACTATCATGGATTTTGGACACTTAGCGGCAGGGAAGTACTTTTTTTGGGTGACAGCGCTTGATAAATATGGAAATGAGTCGGATAAATCAGAAGTTTTAGAAGTTCGAGTTATTGATGGAAAGACGGAAAACGATTTATTCCCTATTCATATAATCATAAAATCGCCTTCAGAAATAATTATCCACTCGTTAGGAGTTGATTCTGAAACAAAAGTTTCGAATGGTGACGGGGGGATTTATATTGTGGGTAATCAATATACCACGTTAACCGACATTGCTAATTTTCTTGGATCCGACATTGGACTTGGGAATATTGAGCTTTGGGTCGAGGTACCAATTGAGACCCTGGCCCAAAGTGTTCCAGACACCTTTCCGAATAGTACGAGTCCGGGCGGGCAAATGGTCTGGGAAAATTACAATCCTCCGATAATAAAAACCCAGACCCATGCAATCATGAAAGTAGCAGAACGGTTAGGAAAAAATTACAAACCAATGTCTTTCGATATATATACTCGTTATCGAACTGAGTTTGGTATTGAAGCAATTTTAACCCAACACGAACTTCTGACTAAATTACAAACGACGGAGATCCGGGAGTAAAATTTATGGAAAAACACTTGACTCAATGGTTCGAGCAATTCCTGGGAGTTTGTCCTGTTTTTGTTATTGCGTTGTTCGGAGGCTTCGCACGGGTATTAAATCGAGACGAGTCTAAATCAAAAGCTACTTACGGGGAATACATTGCTGGATTAGTAACAGCTGCCTTTGTTGGGTTAATTGTTCATTGGGTTTCTGATGCGGTCGGACTCGAGCCTAAAGTCAAATCGATAGCCATAGCACTGGGCGGATATCGCTCAAAGGACGTGCTATCTGTTTTATCAAAACTATTTATCGAGGTCCTCAATGTAAAATTTTTTAAAAGCCTATTCAACCCCCGGAGTGACAAATGAAAGAATTATCAGAACTGATTTCTATGGACATCAACATTCTGCTCGGCCACTGGACACTCCTCGTGGTTATCAATCTTGTTTACGTGTCGTGGATTTGGATTACTGTCGATTCGGTTATGGAAAAGACGCCTTCAGAATGCTTGATGTTACCCATTATAATGAAACGACAAGATTGCATTACTCGGAAGATTTATTATTTAAAAATTATTCTGTTGGTCCAGCTTGTGTATTTTATGTATTATTCTCATTGGTTCATATACCAATACTACCACGGGTGTCCATGCACACATGTTTTTCAATTTATGATGCCGGTCCATGAACAATCTCATTTAATTTCAACGGTATTTTTTAGATGGGTATTTATTGAGGGAGTCGTTCACTTGTTTTGTTTTCGATTAGCTTATGAAGTTCGAAGGGACCTAAAGAAAACATTTCGTAGTTACCGAAAGGGGACAAGATGCAAGTCATGTGACCGCAAGTGCCCCCTGATGACGGTACGGTTATGAGGAATTAGTCCACGGATTGGAACAAGGCGTTAGCAAATGCCGTGGTAATTTCATGATTATAACCGCGCTCAATGGATGATTCTTTCAGCATTTTTACATTGCCCCGAATAACAAACATCTTATCGAGTGTTCGTTCGAGTTTCTCCAGCGCGGTGTGTTGGACTGAATCTGTGGGGGCAATCGCTTCATGTAAATCATTAATGAGTTGTTTTGCTTGTACAGAATCCATTGTTCCTCCTATTTCTCGTTTTGAGAGTAAATGCCAATGACTCGAACAATACCTTCGCGGGTGCAGAGGTATTTGTGCAAGTCGATTAAAAATCGTTTCTCAGGTCGATCAATCGAGTAAATCTCCGGCTCACCATCGACAGTTACAATAACCACATGTTCGGACATGATGCCCAAAGATTTATCGAAACCGTAATATTCAACATTGTTGCCAGATTCGTCTTGTACAGTAAATGTTCTCTGGTCGTTCATGTAATTCTCCTTTCGTGTTATGGGTATTTATATTCGAAAAAATATTAAATGTCAACAGGAAAGGTCCCTTTATTGTGAAAGGGACCTTTTTTTTTCGTTATGCAATCACAGAATATACCCAGCGAAAATTGCTCATTTTGAACATCCAGAATGTTTCATGTTCAGACGGGGGCAGTTCATGTCTGTGTTTACGCAGGCGAGCACGGACAGCTTTCGCGGAAATTCCCAGTTGTTCAGCGAGATATTTAGGTGTAAAATATACAACCTGTTTTTGTTCCTGTTTTTGTGTTCCTTTAACGTATCCAATTTCTGGATCGAAATTCGGAATCGGACCACCGAGGTCGTTAATGGAGACATTAAATTTTTTCATTACTAACGAGAGTTTCGCCATTGCTGCTTTCATTTCTCCCTCAGTTCCAGGTCGGGCAGCAAGATTATATATTGATTGTATCGTTGACATGTTCATGTTTTTTCCCCTTAGTGTTTGTTGTTAATCTTGCTTTGTTTATAAGAGAGAAAAAGATTTCTGTCAACAGAAATTCTCGTTTATTTTAAATGTTGGATAAAAATTTTCATGACGGGTTCTCGATGGGCAGAATCAAATTCCCAGCCTCTGGGTTTTAGTGGTTGGGGGATTGAAGTGCGATTTGAGCGCAGAATTTGACGTACCTTAGATGGCTTCAATCCAGTTTCTTCAACAATCGTTTTTACATTAAATGTACGGCCGCTAGGGACGAAATCTGGGTCTGGTTTGTATGAACCCGATCCAGGCTTCGCCGTCTTTGTTTTTGTATCAGGAGACGGTTTCTGTGTGGGCTCTACGGAAGTATCGATGAAGATAACGAATGTTGAATTTTCACACAGTATGCGTAACTGTTCAGCTACCTCCGTGGCTTTATCTTCAGTAAATTTATTTTTCCCTTGAACCATGATGGGTTCTTCATCATAGTTGCCCTTCCGAAGTAATTTGTGGATGGAACAATTCTCAATCATTGATATTCCTTTCATAATTTACATATTTTCGTTTTGTAGACGTCGTCAGGTCGTCATATTTCAACGATCGTTGTTTCACATGTATTATCATATGCATTTTCATTAAACGTTCGATATTCGACGAATCGTGTTGAATTTGACAAAAATGCATAAGAAAATACATGTAATTTGTAATATTTAACGTGTGGGGTAATATTTCAAGAATTCAAGAAGGAGATCGTTCACTGTTTTTATGCCAGAATGTACCCATAGAGTTATACGCTGAAGGGCTCCTCCCCCAGTTTCCGGGGATTGCCATAGTTCAAATCGATAATACCTTTCTGTCTTTATTTCTGGTAGCTTACCGTCAATATAATCCCAAAGTTGTGTTTTATCCGTCTCGATTGGTACCTGAATATTCTCAATCTCGTCATATTGATCAAAATTAATTTGTTTCCCTGCGGCTGGTCCACCGATAAGGTGGTTATATTTTATTTCCATATTTTCTCCTTGTTGGGCGCCCGAAGGCGCCCGTTTCAGTTATTTAATAAAATCGATTTCCACGGTTGCATATGACAGTCGGGCAGCGGCTTTGACACCTCTGATGTAAGAGGAGACATCAGCAGGTTTGTAAAATGTTTCAGTATTTCTGAGAGTGCTTGCGATTCTGGAGGTTGTTACCTCAAATGTTGCAGTTTCGAGCATTTCGTCGAGGGAGGTTTTTATTTCGATGCGAATTTTCATGATGGTTCCTTTCTGTTTGTTGTTAGTCATGCTTCTGTTATAAGAGAGAATGATCGGGATGTCAAAGAAAAATGGAAAATTCTTTTCATAAAACCAAGGAGCCCCTCCCAATGAGGGGCTCCCACAACAACAACAACAACAACGAAAGGCTACATATACCCGTAGCAGGTTGGACCGAAACCCGTCTTAATGCTCTTGGGGACGGTCAGTCGACGGCCACAACGTCCGCAGCGGCCTTCATGATAAAAGTGAACGGTCTCGGGGATTTGTTTCGTTTGGCTGTTTTTCAATTTTGAATACACCCATTTAAATGCCTGCATCGAAATTGCTTTTTCCGAGACTCGAGATTTTTTCGTAAGACGGAAATTCATATCCCGATCAATGATTCCCATATATGAATAATTTGAATTATTATCAGGGCCAGACAGCAATGAAACGAACCAAATTTTATTCGTGAACATGTCAAAATCCCGAGGCTTTGAAATTTTAAAGGTGAAGCGGTTTCTGGTCGACTCGTTCTCAATTGTAAAAATCGATTTGCCCGCAAGAATAAATGATAGAGCATCGTCCCAGCTAATTTCATTCATGATGATTCCTTTCAATTAATATCAATTATGTTTAATATTTACATGACATTCATTAATAAGTCAACAAATATTTTAAAAATATTTCTCCGGACACAACGAAGATACAGACACAAATAATAAATTCTGCAAAGGCCTTGCTTCTAATCGTCTCAACACACCCAACGAAGGCAACTATCCAAGTCGTTATCGCCAGTATGGCAACAGATAATGCAGTCAACTCAATCATCCCTTCCCCCGTGATATTACATCATTAGAGCCCTCACCGTGGACGAATCGGACTTGGGTCCACGGGATGCGATATAATCCCTGTGATATGTCGTTGGTTTCAATGAACAAGAATTTAGAGTCGGTCAGGTCGTAGCGGACTCGACCCAAAACTACGATTTCTCTGTCTATGAGTTGGATTGTAAGGGCGCGATTCATGACAAACCCCCTATTGTGTTGGATAACAGGTGTCCAGTGATGTTTGTTGAGAATGATTCTTCTTTGGAATCTGGGTTCTCATAACAGTCTTGGCATAAAAACCGCAAGCCAGGGCCAACAGGTTTGTGGTTACAGCATGAGCATGTTTTCCTGGCTAATGGTTTTTTCGGAACGTCGGCATAATCATTGCGGCAGGACTCACAATTTTGGATATTTAGAACGTCCTTGTCTTTGTATAAAACGAATATCTTATTACATTTTGCACACGGCTTTTTGATAGCCACGAGTTTTTTGGGTTTCTTGCCGCAAATTTTACAAGGTTGGAAAATTTTACGTTCTCGCCGTAAATGGTCTCCCCATTGGTGGCAACAGTCGTATTTGTAAAATTTCTCGCCGTTATTAATTTGAAGACGGGCTTTACGAATTGCCATTACTTTTCTCCTTTGCTTTTTTGACACACCCAAAGTCGATGTCAGCCAGGGCGGATATGACAGCACATGTTTGGCAAGGTCTCGAGGTCCAGTGATGTGGGTCCTGTTCGATGGCTTCCAATATTGGAGCAAGACAAAGAGATCTCAACTCAAGGATCGCAGTACGAACTTGGGTCGCAAGGTTAGCAGCTTGGTCCCTCTCTTCAATTAATGCATTGAATAATTCGATTCCTTCTTCGGGGACATCAGGTAAATTACCTCCCGGCCAAGCAGTTTTCATGATCTCTGTGAACGACCCCCAAGTCAAAAAATATCCATCAAAATTGTCTAAATCTCCCTTCAGATTCGGACATGCTTCGTAAATTTTGTCCATCAATTCTTGTTCGTTCATTACACCCCCCGCTCAATAGTTAATAAATCCGCGTTCATAGCTGCCTGTAAATATGTCAGGGGAAGGAGCTGATTGTGCCAAAAGACCACATCCGTGGTTGTAACTCGTTGAACGATCATCAGAATTTGATTGTTTACGCCAGAGATTAAAAGATCTCCTGGTCTCATCTCAGCCAAGTCTCTGATTTTTTGTCTTTGCATGTTTGTAGTTCCTTTCAGAAAATCAAAATTAGTTATCCTACGCAAACAGAAACAGCCAAATTTAAACGTTTACAGTTGCTTGTGCTTGCACCTATCCCGTTTATAGAGTAGCGTTGAATTTTCGCTATCTGGGGAATTTATCAAAATTCATGCCAATTTTTTTATCGTGCTGAAAGACAAATCTGGCATGAAAATTGCTATTTAATATTCACGTTATATCTCGAATCGATCCTGATGTCAATAAAAATCCCGGGAGACAGACAAGATTTGTCTGTCTCCCAAAATTTTATTTCAGGAGCTTTAAATTGGCAAGGATATTGCTTATAGCCACATCAACTACGACCCGATCCGTCGTTGGAAGAGACCCCGTTCGATCTTCGATTATTTCGAGATTGTCAGAAATTACTGTAGCGATTTGATTAATCTCGGTTCGGGTTTCAGTGGCTGCCATTTCAATGTCTTCTAATTCAAAATCAGTATACAGTAGATCGATAATTTTTTGGAGCTTGTTAGTTGTCGTCATGTTGTTTCCTCCGTGTTGTTGTTGTTGTTTTGTTAATCATGATTATTTATACAAGACATCAATAGAAAGGTCAACAGAAATCCTAGCCATGACCAAAATTTTTGAAATGAGCGTTTTTAATGTTGGAATTAAGGATGGTGGCCTGGTTGTTGATGAGTTCGATTCTGTTCATTTTGTTTCTCCTTGTTGTTGTTGTTTGTTGTTCATCTTGCTTTATATATATACCACGGGTCCTTTAAGATGTCAAGAAAAATCCCAGATTTTTTTTAAAAATTTCCACGGTCTTAGCTCTCGAAAATCCGATGCTGTTTGTTTTTAGATAGCTAGCTATCGACATTAAAAACAGGAACCATAAATCAGACCTGGCTGTCTGTACGAGAGATGCCGTCAACAGCAGCCAGACTCGATATTTAGAACGTATTTCTTTTGTCGATAGCTAGCTATGAACGAGATCTCCAAACATGATTTTTGAGCAACTGAGCAGCAGAAAAAAACTCTAAAAAATCCGGGGTTTTTCTTGACAAACCCAAGCGGCTTTGGTATATATCAAGCACAACACACAACAACTTACTAACGAAAGGAACAAAACATGAAAAAACAACTAATTCAAAAAATTTACAATCTCGCCGCCGCACCAGGAACTGCAGGAGAAGGATTTGCTGCAATGACAAAATTGGCCGCTCTCCTCAATAAATACAACTATAACATTAATGATTTCGGCGGCCCGATCCCGGGATTCGACCCGAAAACGGGTCCGACCACCGATGACGCTTCTGATGAAAAATCCGAAGAAATTCAATATGTTACACCTAAAGAAATTGCTGCAAAAATGGGCATCTCCGCAAAAACTCTCCGCGCCCGTCTTCGCAAACATATCAACGATCTTCCGATCTCCGAACACGAAAAACGTTGGGTGTTTAAGGCTGAAGATATTGATTTTATTATCAATATCGTCTCCTAATACACAATCACACAACTCGCCCCCGTCGTTCGACGGGGGCTTTTTCGGGGGTTTTTAGCGTAGCTATGAGACGAGATTGAATGATTGTCCACGGTGGGTAGGATCCCTCGTGTTTGCATTTATGTTAAAATGTCGGCGGCCTGACAGCGCTTGTTGACCAGTTCCTCAGGAGCTGTAAATCGCGGCATATTGACGAGGGGATAGCTAGCATACCAGGTTGTCGATTGTCGTGAAAATGGGTTGCTAAACCGCCGTGGTACGCCCACGCCCGTAAGACAGCTGTACTCCTGAATACCACGGTAGTCGACAGTGTCGTATGCCAGCTATCCACCAGGATAATGCATGCTCTGAGGACTCCGTGGTTGACTCACAGGACAATGAGAGCAGAACACCTTCAGACCTCCGTGGTTGTCAGTATTTTTATTAGTTGAGTATGGCTATCCGCTTTTTCGGTGCTCGTTGTAAATCTTATTTAACAGCGTCAGGGGGGTACAGGCCCTTGAAGGTCCCTCAATGCGCGTATATTCGACTCAGATCGGAAATGCATGTTCATGTATTCAATTGATCGGCGCCCGTCAAATACCGTCACTGACAGCGTTATAACAGGCTGGTTGTTCAGCTCGCGATATTTGAATGCTAATTGACAATGCATGTTATGATATTCATTGTATGTCGATAGGTCGATATTCGTCAGCTGAGGCTCTGCATTTTTCAATGTCCTGATAAAAAAAATGATATTGTCGAACGTCATATTATGAGTCTGGGTTTTGTTATTGGATGGTGTCACGAATACGTCTGGGATATCGTTGTGAGAGGAGCCAGATAGCCGAAAATGGCAATATTGGAGCTGTACTCAATGCTTGCTATTCGGGCTGGTTTTGACCAAAAAAAATCGAGCGAGACATGCGTCTCGCCCGATTTTTGTGTTGTGTGTTAGATGATTTTTTTGATAATTTCAAGCGTATAGCGAATGTTAAAAACCCATCGTCCCTCGATTTCAGTCGGGGGCAATGTTTCGCCGTTGTCGCGCAATTTGCGCAGTTTGCGTCTGATTGATTTTTGATCGATGCCTGTTTTGTATGCAATGTCTTTCATCGTGAACGTTACAGGCGTGTCAGGTACGATTATGACAATGATCGGGCGCGAGGTTAATTCTTCACAATTTGCGGAGACAGGCAGGTCGTTTTCGACGAAGACAGCGTAATCAAACAGGGTCTCGTTATGTTCGTGAATTAATTCAGGATTTTCAATTTTTGTTTCTGTAATCGTTACGTTCATGTCAGCCTCCAAATGTTTGATTTTTTTAATGATAAGACGTTTCGCCATTTTGTTTGATTTGAGTGATTTCAGGCCTGCAATGTTGCGCAGTTCGTTCAGTCGAGTGAAGAGTTCGTTTGTAGTTGCGTTTTTCATTTTGTTTTCCTTTCGTTTGAGTTGTTGTTGTTGGTCACGTTTTCTGTTAATCATGCTTCTTTTATAAGAGAGATCGGTCGTGATGTCAAAGAAAATCCTAGATTTTTTTACATATTAGGTAAGTTTTTTCAAAATCAGAAATAACGTACTGAATTTGTTGGACAAATCACCCAACTCCAACTGAGGTCCTCAAATCAGCCACGTTGGGAGATCGTCCTTATGTGAATAGTACGTATCGTCTACCGCTCCGATCTTCTCGTCTGGCTTGACTCACTCCGCGGAAACGATTCCTATTTTAATGAATAAAAATGCAGGTATGGCGTTTAAAAAAGCCACGGTGTGAGGGCTCGAAAATGGTGAGTATTTTTATTGTTCGTAGCTGGCATACGGGGGAAAATTAACAGAGCACATTCGAGCTCTGAGGCGGTTGGACTATTCCATTTTCGTTATTGATTTAAAAGTGGAAGTTTTGTTGGGTAACAATGGAGAAATTCGCCAATGGACACGGTTCATTGCGCCGATTTTGAATTCTTACGTCCCGTCTCTTATGCTTGCTATCCACGTCCGTGTGGAGCCGTATGATGCATTAAAACGTCTCTATTTAATGATTCTAAAAAAACGATTCGCGGACGGGTACGCGAATCGTTTTTTTTTAGAATTTTACATAGGTGTCAAGAATGTTGCATGAATACGGTAGAATTTGTTTGTGTGAGTTCGTATCAATATCAGGTTAGTACGTTTGATATGGTGCACAATTTCGACAAATTCACATGTATGAAATGTGGGAGCATATTCATCGATTTTTGCATCGATTATGAACGTTTCAGACGTGTTAATCGGTTGTGCAATCATCAGGAATGACAGGCGTTCGAGTTTGTTGTAGTCAAATAGTGTGTTTTCGAGTTCAAACAGGCAAGATTTGCAGATAAGTACGTTCATGTGGATTTTCAGGTCGTCGTCGTTGTGGAGATTTTGACAAAAATAACAATGTTTCATTTGATGTCCTTTTGTGTTATGTTGTTGTTGTTTCCCGTCGTTCATGAGTATATTTTTACCAAATTTTGTTCGTGGTGTCAACAGAAAAAATGGATTTAAAAATCTTTTTTAAATCCATTTTTTGTCGATTTTCTGTTGACATCCGCTCTAATTTCTGTTATTTATATATTCATGAACGACAACAATAACACAAAAACAGAAAGGGACAACATGAACGAAAAACGCGATTTACCCGAAATAACTGATCGTGATCTCTGTGAATTATTTATTGATCAATGTGCATTGTTTGACCCCTCACATGTCAAAAACATTATGTCTCGTCTCGACCGTGAACGTGCGAATTTTCGACAAATTTACGACATCATGGAATCAATCGGATTTGACTCAATGTACGATCATTTCCTCGATTACACTGAATTCGATGATCTGTCGATTGACATTGAACATGTTTGCTATAACGCTGTCGAATTATTGATGAAAAAATTGTAACGATAACAAAAAATGCGATGTCTTCACGAATCGCATTTTTGGCGGAAAATTTAGAATTTTTGGAATAGAGATTGCATCGGAGAAATGGAATAGAAATTGCCGGAGAGTTTTGGAATAGAAATTGCATCGGGCTTTTTTGTTGACAAGAAAAAATAAAAATGGTAAAATTAACTAACACTCCGAGTAGAATTGACTTCTCCTTAAGTCAGTGTCTGTACTTCTTTTTTGACATGGATAGCAAGCGATCTGATGTTCTATAAACTCGTTATGTACGCAATATAGACCGCCCTCTGATCGAAATTTCCCAGACATCAATGACATTTAATCTCCATTTTCGTAATTTTAAATCAGGCCGTTAAATAGCGAATTTTCAACCTGGATAGCTAGCTATCCGTGTATTGTAAACGTGCTATATTTGCTGAATAAACCAGATCTGGGGCGAGATTTAAGAGACATCACACAGAAAAATCTCGCCCCAGAATTTATAATCCTTCTACGATCAATTCAAAGAGTTGATGTCTGTATTTCTTACTATTAGCCACGGTCTTTGCAAGCGTCTGGCAGCTGTTGCAGTCAGTAACCAACTCGCTGTAGCCAGCGACCAGTTCGTGATGCATCGTGCATTTTTCGACGTTAAGACGTTCACAACAGTGCCTTCTGACGACTTTCTGTACAACGAAGCAACCTCCTCGTGGTTAGTATACATGTCCCCGGCATGTAAATATTGTTCCGGAGAAATTAAAGTATCGATTTGATCATAAGGAATCAGGACGTCAATGTCCGAAATCCCCTCGACATAATCTCCAAATACAAAAGATCCGGTTATTTTTCCTGACATAAGAAATTTTACAGGAAGACATTTTTTATCTTGTATTGCTCGTTTGATTTTTTGGGATATCATGATTTGTCTCCTTTGATTCCAATGTAATATCCGTGTTTCCTCGGGGTCTTACGGATCAGTTTTGGTCTGGACATAACAGCTTGGTATTTCAGAGAAACTTTGTACTCAAAATATTCCCGGGTCTGGGTCCAACCACGGGTGTTGGGTCTTTTAGGTGGTCGAGATAGTTCGACGTCCATGGCACCAATGAAGCTGTCAATGGCTGCTATCAAACGTATATCATTAACCCGTATCGTGTTGACCGCTTTTTCAAATGCCTTTATTTCTTGTTCCAGTTTGATCTGTTCTTCGATCATTTTGCGTAGAGTTGCGGCAGCAGTGACAAGAGAGAGACCTTTCCCGGATTTAAATTTCAGAACTTGGTTGTCCATGTTTTCTCCTATATTTTACTGTACAGTTTCAGAATGCATTCACGGGTTGCTCGAACATCGACCAATGCATCATGAGCCCCCTCGAGGTCTACCTTCAGTACATTACAAACCGTTTGCAATTTATAATTTGGGAAAATGAATTCTTGTCTCCGGAGTTCATACATCAAACAAATCTGCCGTAAATCCAAGAAAGCAGAGCGGATGAATGAGAACCAATATGGGTCGTTATTTTTCAAAAAGAACGAGCTGATGAATTGACAATCAAAATCAACATTTTGACCACACAAGACAAATTTGTCGTTTCGGTTATATGGGTCCACATATTGAGATAAGAATTTCTTGAACTCGTAGTATACTTCATCCCCGGGCGCGAAACCTTCCATATCTTGTTTTGCAATGCCATGGACAGCCAATGATTTGTCGGTAATCGAATCAAAATTGAAGGGCCGGATATTCCGTATAAACTCGAACACTGACGACTCCCCATTGACAATAATTTCGGCAAGAGCAGCCACTTGGATGACGTCATTTTCTTTAGGATCCAACCCCGTGGTTTCTGTATCCATCCACAAAAATTTAAACATATTAGCGCCTCCTATAATAAAGTTTTTCGGTAGAAAGTAAATAGTTGTAAAATCGAACTAAGAAAATTTCTCGGGTTGGGATTCGTCCCCAGTATAATTGAAGCTTTTTTAATTTGTTGATTTCTCGAGTCAGGTTACCCCGCTCAGGGCCCTCGCACGTTGGTTCTCCACGTTTTATGATACAGAACTCATATACCAAGAGGAAGTACTCATTCATTGTATTTTTCATCGTGTTAAGGTCCTGAAAGCGGATATCCCGTTCAACGATCTCGAGGACAAATCGCTTGAAATCCTGCAATGTACAATTGATTTTTTGTCCATTTATTATCATTTATCCCATCGCCATCCCTTAAATCGTGGTTGTCGGAGTGAGCCTTTTTTCGTTTCTTCTTTATACTCGATTGTAGCAACTACGCCCATGAATCGATCTTTGTTTTCCCAAATGTATGAACGGACCAGGGTTTTTTCATTGCCTAAAAGGACCGACTTAAATCCCGTCCCAACCCGAACTTCTCGATTTTTATACTGGACGACAATACCCCCGAGCGACCCTTCGTTTGCCCCCGTCCCCTCGTAGAACCCGATAACTCGACAATCAACGGATTTTATCGGGACTCGCCTTTGCCAATCATAACCACGTTTGTCTTTGTACAGTGAATTTGGATCATAGATTACGATTCCTTCCTCTCCATCATTAACACTCTGGGCGAAAAATAAATCGAGCTCCTTAAATGAATTAATCGGGTAGTGAGGAATGAGTTGGATGTGACTTGAACCCAACACTCCCGTCTCGAAATGTTCAGCTAATATGTTATAACGTTCGGCCTTTATAGCCTCCACGGATGGGATGTCAAAGACATTCAAAATCGCGGTTGGAAGTTGTTGGTGGTTGCGAATCAATCCCGAGGCGGAATCGAAGTGGTGGCCTGGGACTGTAATCTCGGCGTCGAGTTCGTATGGATACGATTCCAATGCTTCAAGCAAATGGTCGACTCCAAGGACTTCATGGCCAGACCGTGTTACGAGCTTTCCCCCTATGTATCTTCCTCGGACTCCGTCTTTTTTGACTGCAGCCAGGACCGGGATTTTTGTGCGTTTTTTCTTATACGATTTTAAAAGCATTACCGAGGGCTTTTTTGACCCATCGAAAGTCAATGGAATGAGGCCGGGGAAAACGGTATTAATTGTCCGAATTCCAATACCAGCCCGGAGATCTCTGTCGATAATACGCTTTGCCAACTCACATGTCGGTCCGTCCATTGCTTGCAAACATTGCCGGACTTTCATTTCAGCTTCGGCCCCAGATAATTCCCTCGTGGATAATAAATCGAGCATTTGAAAAAACGAATCCTCGAGAATGTTTACGGAGCCAGCCCCTCTGATGTCAGGAGCTGTGATAAAATATTTTTTAAAAGGATTGTATGTATATTCTAAGATCTCCCGTAGGTGATGATTTTTATTTAAAATTTCTTGTTTCTTATGGCCGGATGCACGACTGATACAATCAATGATCTCTAACACAGTTCCCCCTTTCGACTAATGTCATGTATTCTCACGACATTAGTAGAAGTATGATTTTTGTTATATGAAGCCCAGGTATTCGAACAATTGCTCAGGCGTAAAATCGTAGATCAGATATGTAGCCATAATATAATTTGCCTCGTCGACTGTCCACAATTGACTATAAAAGTTCAGTTGTGCAGCCAATAATAAGAGATTGTTCGTGTTGATGGATTTTTCCGAATGAGTTGCCAGGACCGCCTTAAAGCGGTCAATTTGCGAGAGAATGTCAGCGTCGGTAACAATATAACTCTCCATAAAGCAGTGTCGTTCCTTGTCCTTTAAAGCAGTGTAACGTCTTAATTCTTCTACGTCCCGAAATTTCATAATTCCTCCTTGTTGTTATATGTCCAAAATTTCAATCAAATCTTTTTCATAGCGACTGTCAAATTTCCATGTTTTGTTAGAAAGTCGAGGGGGGAGTTCGTAAGATTTTTGTTTCCTCAAAATTTTACGAATTTTTGAAGGTTTCATGTTCAGTTCTATTGCAAGATCAGCAGGTGTTATGATTCGAATTTTGTTTTCGTGCAATTCACAATTAATTGTTCTTCGACAAAGAATCGTAACAATTCGTGTGATTGAATGATCGGAGAGATTTAAATTTTCGCCGGTCAAAGAGTCAGCAAAATCACGATAATGAGCAGGACCCTCTTTTGAGATATCAATTTTCTTTTCGGAGCAGGTATCGAGTAAATTTTGATACATAGAATCGTGTTTTTTATTTATGTAGTTGATGTCGTTTTTAATTTGTGATTTTTGCATTGTGTTTCTCCTCGTTGTTAATTGTTACGTTGTTTATAATAGAGAAATCACACAATGTCAACAAAAATCTTAGGAAATAAAAGCCAGATTCCGAATCCGGCTTTTATTTCCCCAACAACAACAACGACACATTAAAACAGAGTGAGAATATGGTCCCAATATTCGATCCTGAAGACCCAGCCTCCGGGTTTTTCAGATTCGGGTAGCAAGTCAGATTCGTCTTCCCGGTATTTACGAAGGATTCGGCGAGTTTTAACCGGAGTTATTTTTAAATGATTAGCAATGTCTTTAACAGTAAAAGTTTCCACGGGGGTGGGATCTGGCTCGACAATCTCGTCCAGGTCGGTCAATTCAGCTACCGCCTCTTCGTTCAGGGTATCAGCGAGTTCGATCAATTTTTCAGTCGTCCAGGTTTCCATCGGAGCAAACCAGTAAGTGCCCTCGGCATTTTTAATAGACGTTATCAGTTCCTCGCGGCAATTTTCAGTAGGGGTCGGTTTTTTGATTGTGGTCAGTTTTGCGGCCAGGACCTCGATTTTTTCGATCATAACGGCTTTAGAATATTTACAAGATTTCAGAGGTTTCATTCCTGAAGATTGTCGCAGATTGTTTAGGTGGGCGAATATTTCTTTCGCGGTATTTGTCGTATCGATCGTGGTCATTGTTGCCTCCTGTGTTTGTTGAATTTGTTTCGTTTTGAAGATCCAGTATAAGAGACATTGATTGAGGTGTCAACACAAATCCCGGGTGTTGACACCTTTTTTTATTATTTTACAATTTTCTTGATAACATCAGTTCGATATTTCATTTCCCATACCCAACGACCCGATTGGATCGGTTGTGGCAATTCGTTTTTCAATTTACGAATTTTGATTCTGAGTTTTTTCGCGGGGATTCCGAATTCTTTCGAAAGATCTTGGACAGAAAATGTTTCAGATGGGGATTCCATGTTCTCATATGGATCGACGACTTTTGGTTTTACAGTTTTTGGATCGGGTGCAGGTTTTTGCGTTTGCGTTTGTGTTTGTTTCTGATGTTTGACCTTTTTATTGACAATTGACAGATTCCTGCATCCACAACTTGCACAACGGGAATGAGCGATTTTATGACGAAAACGTTTTGTCAATTTGATTCGATAAGCAAGGGGTTTTTTACATCCCTCACAGACAACAACGTAATTAAAGGTAGGCCCGTCTCCAGCATTCGTCGTTCGGGTAGGCTCGGCCCCAATTCGTTTAGCAATTTGTTTCCAAACGTGGTCATGAGCAGAATAGCCACGGGTTTTGACGTCAATCATGTGAGCAATTTCATGCAAAATTACGTCTTCAAATTCTGGTTTTGGGAAGGTTCCTATGACGTGCGAGAATCTGACCTCGAGGACCTCTTTTGTGTCGCGAATGTATTTGACAGCGCCCATAGTTCTTTGTGCATTCGTCAAAATTATTGGGATATTTTCAAATCCATGCATTTTCATCATTTTGCGGGCAGTGTAAGCAATGTCAGTCATCATTTTCTCCTTTGTTGTTGTGTTCTATGTTGTTGTTATGAAGAACATATGAGAAAATGATTTAAATGTCAACAAAAAATCTAGATTTTATAGAAAAATTTTATTCCTTATTATAACATGATATTTTACGAATGTAGACAGTGTCAGATGATCAAAATTCAACGATCATATCGACACGCATATAATGACATGTATCGAAAATTATCGTTGAATTTTGACGAGCTCATGAACCACATTATTTTCATCAATAAAATCAATATGTTATTGTTTATCCAGAGACAGGAATGCCATAATTTCGTTTAATTCTCTGGCATTGCGTAGCAAATTGAGTCGACCCCTCAGTCTTTGAACCATAGCAAACCGTTGGCGGGACTTCAATTCCACATATAGTAACTCCCGTACCTCGTCCTCTTGCATGAATTTTAATCCTACATGGATCTTTTTCCAGTTCGACAAGCGGTCCAGTATTTCAATAAATCTGGGCTTCGACATTTCTATATTATCAAATAATTCAGTTACAAAAGTTCCCATTGTATTTACCTATTTTTTATATCGTTTTGTTTCGAATCCAGCCGCCTTAAGTGGAAAACCAGTGTATACTTCGTCTCGATTACACATGATTTTATTGACTTCATCAATCGAGACCCCTCCATCAATCGGGGTTTCAATCACGACTTCGTCGTGGACAGTCAAGATTATTTTGTGTCCGAGTCTTTCGAGATCCAAGACAGCTTCCATCAATATCTCCCGACACATTGCTTGAGTTGCATTTTCAGCCAATCGACCAGGAGTCAATGACACCCGTCTCCAACTGTTTTTTGAAGTCATCCCCAGGTGTGTTACAGATTGAGTCCAACCCCAAGGCGCCTTTACTTCCTCCACCCGTGGTTTATAATATGCTAGGGCTTTCCCGTTGGGGAGAATCAAAAAAAGAAATCCTTGATGGCTCATAAATTGGATGTATCCAAATGAGGTCAAGGTACCTTGATTGATGATTGCGTCTTCAGCTGCGTCTTTGAGACCATACCAGAATTCTTTTACATGATAATATTTTTCACGGAAAATATCGATTGTTCGTTTTGCTCCAGCCATGTCAAGATTGAAGCCTCTCATTAAACAATCCTCGAGGAATTTCTTGGCCCCCATCCCATATCCGCACCCGAGAATTGTAAGCTTCCCGTGTCGTCTCATTTCGGAATCCTTTGGGATTTGATCATAGGACAAGTCGTAAAGTGAAGTCGCCATATCTGTATACAAACACAATCCGTTTTCAATTTTCCGCAATGCATCTTCTTGTCCGGCTAACCAAAACAAACCACGGTTTTCGACTTGTGAGTAATCAGACACAACAAATTTATATCCAGGAGGAGCGGTGATAGAGGGGCGTATCAACGCGGAACATGCATATAAGAAGTCAGGAAAGACACCCATCAAATCGACCAACGAATCATTTTTAAACATTTCAATGGCTTTCTCGATATCCATTGATTTGATTTCAGCTCGAGGCAAGTTTTGAGGCTGCAATAAACGGCCTCCCTCCCGCCCCGTGGTAGCTCGATGGTATTTAAGACAATCACGGATTCGCCCGTCGAAACACACAGCTTGCTGTAGTTTGGGGAATTTTTTAATCGAACTTTTCCCAGCTGTTTTTCGAATTTCAAGTAACGTTTTAACGCCCGGAAAATTATCAATCTCTGGATCTTCGAGACTTTTTGTAACAGTGTCAGCAGTCAAGTCTGGCAATTCATATCCCTGCGATTCGCACCATTGGAGGATTTTTGCTCGTTGATTAATTGTTTGGACTTTATTGCCAGTTATGATTCCGACCATCGCCGTAACATCTTCGAGATATTCCTCGGTTCGATTAACCACGGCATCGATTAATTCGAGATCAATCGGAATTCCGCGTTCATTTTTTCGGACGGTATGGCGCCAAATTTCGAGTTCATTACCAACGTAGCCCCAGGGAAGTTTGGTGAGGATGGCACGTTCGGCTTCCACGTCCTGGATGCAGTAGTCGTACATTTCTTGATAAAGGTCCGGAAATAGTTCCTTTGTCCATCGAATGTACGGGTTTTTCTTTGATGGTTTTTGTGGTTTCGACAATTTCTGAATTAAATATGATCCCCGTTTGTCTTTTTGGATTGCCAATTTCAGGACCTCACCACATTTGTCAAGAGCCAACGGGAGAGCGAATGCCGAAGCAATTGCTTGTGTGTCACGGTATTGGTTGAAGGGAATTTTCGGCCAAGCGAATTTTCTCATGCAAACATAATTCCAAAGATATCGCTCGAAGGCAACATTCCAGCCATATACCAAGTATCCGGCCTCGATTCGCTCAAACAAGTCAACCGGCGGTGGAAGGTCTGGGTGCCAGAGTCTGGGTTCTTCATCATTGAAAGCATATGCCAGACAGATGATGTCAGTTGAGGGATCCATTGCATATCGACCCGACCCAACAACTTTAATGTCAGCTTTCGAATATGACTCAAAGTCCATGTTTATTCGGGGGCTTTTATCGTCTTCCATGTTTACTCCTTGTATTGAGGAAGGTTTGATGGTAAAGTTTCGTGAATACCTTCGGTTATTTCATGGTTCTTATCGATTTTACCGATTGCCATTACTGAGATTGCTGCCATTTGCAACAGCCGCTTCTTTAGCTCAATTCGCCAGTGGGGATTTTGTAACGAGATTTGTGAAATCTTATCAAGACGTTTAGCAAATACTCGTCTCATTTCCTCCAAACCCATCCCGTGGTTCATGTCAGACCAAAGAAATTCTTGGACGGTCCTGGCGGCTTTAATCGTTTTAGCGATTGCTAATTCTTCGAGGTCAAGGGCAGCTTGTGTGTCTTGATATTGGATTTCCTTGATATTAGCTTCCCGGATAAGGGCATCGCGGCAATCGCTGGATAAATAGTGTTTGATATAGTAAATTCGTTTAATTTTTGTCGTTGATATCAGTTTAATACAATTAATACAAGGTCGTACTGTACAATATAACTCTGTGTTTGTCAACCCTTCTTTTCCACAGGATTTTAATCCCTCGATTAAGACATTTACCTCAGCGTGTATTGCCGGACATTTATCAAGGTCTTTTCCTGAATTGTCGCCTTTAGGATTTCGTTTACAGGTTTCACAATGGGGGTGACCAGATGGGGGCCCATTGTAACCGGTTGCAACAATTCGACTATCTCGGACCAACAATGCCCCAACCCGACGACTGAGGCACGTTGACCGAGCGGCAACCAATTTTGTGATTTCCATAAAATAATTTTGGCGGCCGAGTCGCATGATTTAGAATTCTCCTTTGACATGGGCGTGGAAAGTATGTAACGATCCGATGTTATGATAAAACCACCCGGGGGTAACGCCAACTTGGTCAGCGATATATTGCATCAATTTGATCGTGGTATATACATCCGATGCATAAAATAAAACATAATCACACGATCTCTGGGAATAGATAACGTGTAATTTATTTCCACGGATGAAGAATTGATAAGTCAAAGAGCACGGGACTCGGTCGCGGCCTCCCCAGTTCATCATGTCTTTGTTCGATTCATACATGGAAATAATTGCCTGGCGAGTATTCGGACGTTCTTTCAATTCCTGAATAACGTACGGAATCTGGGCCTGCCAGCGTTCGGGATAGGCGTAAGAGAAACAGCCATTGCGGATATAGGGTTTCCAAAAATCCTGTCGAATTTTCCAAGCTTCGCCGGGATTTTTATTGACGATGGAAAAATCCAGTCGTTCGGCAATTTCTGCATGGACCCAATCAATATCCATGTTCATGTAAGCCAGCAATTCCTCGAGGTCGTTGTACTGTTGAATGCAGTAGGAATAGCTCATGAGTTCGAGAGTCCGGAAGTCCGGATCGTCGCCGACGTATTTGTCTTGTACGGTATCGGACTGGTATTCGATTCCCATTTCTTTCAATTCCCGTGCTAACTCTTTAGCACACTCGATAGTCGATTGATAAACTCTCATTATTTTCCTCCGTTAATAAAATAATAATATGAATAACACGTACCCAATGATGAAAATACTTAAAATTGTGTCAGAATTCATGATGTTTCTTTCATAACACACATGGATGTCAGAGTCAATAAATTTTATCTGCCAAGGTGTCTCTGGACGATTTTATTTTGTTTGGCTAGTCGAACACATGAAGGCCGGTATCTGGGTCTCTCGGTCAAAAATGCATGAAATTGATCGATTAAGAAGCCCGGGAATTCACACGGGATACATCTCCCGGTTTGACGAATTAGCGTCCCATTCATGTTGTGGCGCCAGGTGCCATCGTCTTCAAGTTTTTCGGAATAAAAAATAAAGTCATCGGGAAAGCCCATGATTCGAGCTCGTTCACGGATCGTTGTTGGTAAGTTCGTTACTGGGTGAATGATCGGGTTGGTACCAATCAGTGTCGGGGAAGGCCCATCGTACTTCGGTTTTCGAAAACCGAAATGGAATTTCTGTTCACCACGGTCATTGATATAATGTAGGGGTTTGTTGTCCTTTTTATCCCTGAAGATCTTTTGTACTTCTCCCCAGTTCATGGGTCCATCACGAAAAACCCGATTCCCAGCACGGGCTGAACTGTGGATTGAATGGAGAATATGGTTCGGCAACCTCCCGTGGCAGTCCTCAAGGTCCCGGATAACTTCTTTCAATGATTTCCCAATGTTGCGTTCGCCCGGCATGAATTGGTAGCCTAGATCGTGCAAGGAGGCAATAATAAACAGACGGTTCCGGTTCTTTTGGGAATTACCGTAGTGATAATTCGATACATATTCCACGTCAATGTGGTAATCAGGCAACAGAGATTTGTACAGCTCTGGCGGATTTGCTTCAAGGGATTTGGGAAGGTTGTCAAAGAAAGCAAACTTCGGTTTAATGACATTAACTATTCGAATCCATTCAAGAAACTCATCGGAGGCTTTCGATGCATACTCTTTACGTTCTGCCCCTGTTTTGTTGACGAGATTCGAATAGCGTCCACATTTCGGGTGTCCCCCGATAACATCGACCTTTCCAACCAAATCCTTTTTGATAAAGTCTGGCAGTTCGCTGTCTGATTTGACGAGCCAGGCGCCGGGGAAATTTTCGAGGAAGGTATTTCTGCCGTTTTCATCGAAGTGATGGCAAAACCCCCGAGGTTCAATGTTCCCATATAATTTATGGCCAGCTCTATGGGCATAAACGAATGGTGACCCGATTCCCGCATATACACCCAACATTTTCAAAGGTCTTTCAATCATTATATTTTCTCCAAGTAACAAGCATTTAATTCGTTATGGTTCATGGGGGCCTTTTATTTAATAATTCGAATTTTGCCGGAAAACATTGACCAATGCTTTTTTATGATAAAAAACATACAAAGCTTCCATTGACCCGACATGGTGAAAAATCGTATTCAACAAAGAAACGTAGCCGAGGACCATCGAACTCACGAATCGGTTCCAGTCAGTTAACACATGGGTGTTTTTCCACGGTTTGTTTTTAAGGAGATTGCAGGCTATTCCAATGTGATAGGTGGTATTCAGCATTTGCAGTGGATCCTTTACCAAGTCAACCGTCGGGCGGGGGGTGTATTTCTCGAAATGGGTCGGTTGGATATCACACAGAATGAGCATTTCGGTATAGAAGTGCAAGGCGTCAATCAATTCTTCGACCAGATGTACCTTGCTGTGGTCCGCGGCTTCGATGGCTTCGGTAATTTCTTCTGTTACACGCCAGGCATAGTCTTTGATAATGTATTGCCAAACCGGGTCGTCAATCGAAAACGGCCGACCAACAACGAAACCCAAGCCCAGACCATTGCCTTCCTCAATGCCTTTATATTTTTCGTGCAATTCCGCCTGTCTGGCGAAGATTCCTTTAATTTGTTCGAACGGTGTTTTTGGGATGACTAATCCTTTTACGTCTGCGTCGTTGACATTCATGATTTTTCCTCCTATTGCAATTTAATAAGTTTAACATTGTCCACGTCATTGACATGGTTTAGGTTTCGTAACCAGCCTCTCTGCATATTCTTTTTAATCGTATCATAGACAAATTTCGAAAGTCAACAGGAATCACTTTTAAATCAAGAATTGTCGAACAATGGACCATAATATTTTGGTATCGAGTATAAATATCAAAGTACCGTTGTCGAACTTGCTCCACGTGTTCTTTGGATTTATGTTCTTTCTGGTTCAAGTAATGCAATTTTGATTCCAGATATTCCCATCCGGGGTTGCAATATATAATAAAAGGATTTAATTTTTGTAGTGCGTTCCACAGTATTTCGGGTTTGACAAGGATTTTACCACGGAGGGTGCAATATACTTGTTCGGAAATACACGGGTGGCGGTCCAAAAGCATGTCCTTCGGAGTATTTTCAATTCGGGCCATAATTTCTTCAGGTGACTTCGGAGGCGCACCGAAATGGTGAATTTTCAAACCAGTGAATTCCGAAAGATGCCTCCCAACCGTGGTTTTCCCAGACAAATCGGGTCCTTCTAATAATATCATTTTTTGTCCTTTTTTAGAAATGTAGAAAAGAGATTTTGAAAAAAGCCCCCGAAGGGGCCTATTTCATAGTAGCGAAGGATCGAGCGGGTATTACTTCGGAGCCAAGCCCATGTCGGCGGATTTGCCGGTGGCCAAGGACGAAAATACTGGATACAAACGTATCCATTTCTTGGCCGATTTTTTGGTGGTAACTTCGGCAATGGCGTCGGTGAACTCGTCGCTGGTAGCATCGGGTTTGGAGAAAAAGAGATCCACGATGGTTTTGTTGATTTTGGATCCCTTCGGGCCGCCCTTGCTTTTCTTCGGTCTGGTCGGCATGGCCAAGTCCATGTCTTCGAGGCGTTTGCGAATCTGCGCAATCACTTTTTTCTCGGTGGCGCCGGTAATGTTTTTGACGGCCTCGGCAATGATCGGTTTGAAACCTTCGAAGGACAAGTCTTCCTGGGTCAGATCCTCGGCGAGTTCCAGGTTTTCGTCCAAGTATTCGGAAATGTTTTCTCGAATTTCGGCCGGGGATATGACCAGCCCTTCGCTGATGGTAATGGCGCGGTACAGGCGGACCAGGTTGGAAAATGGGATTCCCTGTTCGAACATTTTGGTTTTGATTTCATCGGGATCTTGTTTGTTTTCAAAGCCCTGCATGATAACACTTTTGGCATTTTCATATTGGGTTTCCGGGATTCCTTTGATTGTTTGTTTTTCGTTGGACATGATGCCTCCTTAATTATTTGTTTATGGTATTCGTAATCAATTGTTAAGTTGAATATACCAAATATCATTTAGTGTGTCAACACATTTTACCAAATTTTAATGTTTTTTATACGTTTTATATTCACATGTTTTTTAACGTAATCAACAACCTCCTGGGGATCGTCGCCCCGGAGAACGATGAAATCCGTACGACCTTTGTCGTCAATGTAATCAATTTTAAATTCTTTTTCCATATTTTCTTCCTTTCTGTTAATGTTGATGTTTATGCTTTAATATAATAGCTAAACAAATCTTTGTCAACAGAAAAAGAATAAAAATCTAAAATTAATTCCAATCATCGACCCAATAGTACGATCCATCATTAATTAACTGGGTAATTAATTTCCCAGACTCCAACAAAGGAACGCCTTGTCTGGTTGTATGAATAACCAGAGCTACCATACGTGATACAACGACCTTTTGATGGCAACAAATAAAATATCCGGACCTATTTTTAAACATCCCCAGACGTCCCATGTTTTGATATGAGTATCGATTTCGATCAGATTTGCTACGTCTGTGGTGTCCCTTGGCCTCGGTTAAAAATATTGTCTGCATTAAATCAGCTCGATCCACAATTCTCTCCTAAGATGGTATGTTTTCTTCTTTAGTTTCGTAGTATTTGGGAGACTTTTCAGGAGTCGCAAATTCAACTTCCTCGATTGACCAATAACGCCCCCCGACAAATACTTTTATGCGGGCCGGAATTCGTAACTGACTACGGACTTTATACAATTCATCCACGGTGAGTGGCATCTTTTCAAGGCCTCCTGTGAAACGGAATAGTGTCCAATTTTTAGCTTTGGTTCGTGCATAGCCCTTGTGGTCGAGACAAATGTATTCAGTAACATAATTCAAACGGCATTTATAAATAACTTTTAATGAATTTGGTTTTCCTGGTTTTTTATGGATTTTATAAAACACCTTATCTACATTGAGCCATTTTCGTTTCTTAGCTAAATCATTTTGAATGATGTCCACGGTGTCTGCTTTAGTTTTGATTTTTTCTTTAAACACGAATTCGTGACCACAAACTGCACAGAAGCGAGTTAGTGTGTGGGTAATGACCATGCATTTTGGACATTGTTTTGTTGGGGCTTTCCCTTTTTGTTTTTTACCTTTTGGTTTGGGAACAATCACATTATTAATAGGACCTAGTCGACTCGTGTTACCGGCAAAGTCAAGGACTAGACAATGGGTTTTCCCAGGGGCCATTCGCAATCCACGGCCGACCATTTGTACATGCAAGACAGCGCTTTTGGTCGGGCGCAATAGTACAATCAAATCAATGTTGGGGGCGTCAAACCCGGTGGTTACCATACCGACTGAAACTACACATCTGATTTCTTTGTTTTTAAATTGCTGAATGATTTCATCACGATCTCCATTTACCTTTGTATGAAGAGCCCGGGATTTAATCCCCAGAGAATTTAACTCAGCTGTAATGTTTTCACAATGTTCGATATTGATAGCAAAAACCAACCAGGAATGGTAATTCCATTGGCCAATATCGACTGCCTCCTTAACAGCGGCCTTTGTAATCGAGAGCCGGTCGACCTTCTCAGCTAATTGTTTTTGATTAAAATCCCCAGCTGTGGTTTTCACCCCCGTGGTATCCAACTCATTTTTTGTTGCTCTGGAAATTAAATTGCATAAATAGCCATCAGTAATCAATTTATTAAAGCTTTTAGTCGATGATAAATCATATGATAATTTATCGAATATTCGATCTTTGCCTTTATAAATGTATCCTATACCACGGCGGAATACTGTAGCTGACAATCCGACACATTTCGAATTAATGGCTGTTAAGAATTTTCGATACATTGACGAGCCCTTTGGTGGGATCTGGTGGCATTCGTCAATGATTGTTAAATCGAATTTCTTAAATTTGCTTGGGTGTCGGTAAACCGATTGAATTCCGGCAACAGTGATTTTTTGGATGTCTCGAATTTTCAGCCCAGAACTGTATAAACCAATTGAAATGCCAGGGAAAAATTCACAAATGGCTTCATGGTTCTGGGTTAAAATTTCTTTTGTGGCAGCCAATACGAGAATATTTTTTTGTGGAAATTTTTCCAAAAATTCATAGATGAATTGCCCCATTATAACTGTCTTGCCGGCTCCAGTAGGAACTGCTATTACTGGATTGTACTCTTCGACGTCCTGTAACAGTGCTTTAACTGCTTCTTGTTGATAATCTCGTGGTTCAAATCTCATAGTTTTCCTCCATTGTGTTAGTATATCATGGAGAGTTAACGTTGTCAATAGAAAAGTTTCCCGGTCAATAAAAACAATAACCGATTCCAAAAGCCCAGATTTTTAATTCGCCGGATAGTTTTTTCGAGATCCGCGATTTCTGTAAGGTTCAAAGCCTCTTTTATTTTTAATGAATCGACTTCATAACTCAATTGACTTAACGAATGGAGGGGAATATTCAACAATTTATGTACTCGTTCAGTAAAACCAATATAAACAGGCTCCTTCTGTCCAGCAAAATAAAACGGCTGGGGATAGACCTTTTCAACTTGCGTCTTCGGTTTCGTTGACAAATCTGTGATATGGTTTGAAGTCAAATAGGGAGCTATGGTTTTGGTCAATACTTCGGTTCCAGCCACATTGTGAGTCTCTATTGTTTTGATATCAGTAATTATAATTGCTTTTTTCATAATACCCCCGTAATTAATGACGGGATGTTGAGTCCCATCGTTTGGATTTATTTTCTCACAGCAATTTCATTATTGGTAACGGCTTCCGACAATTCGAAAGTATAATCATACAGATGCAGGCCCTTCGAGGTTGCAATGATTTGTCCGTTGTCGACTCCGATTTCCGAGGCACAAATTTGCTTTAACATTTCGATTATGGCCAAGTTTGCTGGAAACCCAGACCATAAATCCCAGGACCGGAAATAAGGAAAGAAATGCAATGCTCCATCCTGAATCCGAGTATCGATATGGCGTAAGCATGGCGGATCGACCAAGCTCATGTCCGAAGGTTTGGCAATTTGTAGGACCATTTGGTTGTTTCGAGGCCCAAACGCCTTATACGTCCGAATCATGTAATCGACTTGATTTAACAAAACACATGGATTTGATCGTAAAGAGGTGAAAATACCACGGAGGAGGTCGATGTTAGTTTCTCGAACTTCCGTGGTGATATCTTGTGCATATAAACGGTTTCCATAAGTATATGCTTCGTTGTCATCTATGTCAGGAGTCAAAAGGTATTGGGAATATCCCTCGACATAGCCTTCTTGAACGGGGTCCGGCAGTCCCAAAACGGGGTTCAGTTGAGGCAACATGGGATTGTCCCACGGACGTCGGATGTGGATAGTTACGAAATCCAGCTCGAGTCGTTTGCTTAAAGCAAAGGATCCTTTATCAATGTTAAATGTTCGGCCTTCGGTAACAGCAGCATATACTGCTTGGAACCAAGCATCGGAGATTGTTACTGCATCAATTGAAATAGGCTTAAGTACGTCCATTATCTTCCTTTCTGGGGCTTGTCAATTGGTCCCTTTTTGCCTTCTGAAATCGGACCATTGTTAAAATCGGGGGCGGCAATTCGGGGGACATCCTCAATTTCGATCACCCGGGAAATATCCATCCAGGCCGAGTCAATGAGCTTTCCTTCCCTTGCTTGGGGGGTTACAAGGGCCTGGATACATCCCGATAAATCAAATGAGATCGAGGTAACGATTCCCCTAAAACCAGTTACTTTATCTCGTACGGGCTTACCCAACATGGATATATGAGTCATGGTGTTCTCCTTTCGTATGGTAAATTGATTTTCGTTCAGCCAACTATGGAATTCTTTAGCTGTGTAATAACATTTGTCTGGGTCTCGAATGCACAGATGTCCTTCATCGTACTCGATCAGGGCCTGGCATTTGACGTCTTTACAAAATTCGTATTTTTGATATCTCATGTCAACCTCTAAAATATTATTTGTTTCATGAACGAAACGGTTCCTTGGCGTAGATTTCCACGTTCGGGGCGATTCGTGAAAATATAGTCATAATCGAATTCCATTGACAGAATGTCAGCCGTGCAGTCTGGTACCGGTTTATTCGGATCCCGGACGAGTACGGTTATAAAATCGACTGGACACTTTTGTCGAAGTTTATTGATTTCCTTCGGCTCCCGGACATGTACAAATAAAACGAATGGTTGTCCGAGGTTCCTGCAAGCCCGGATTTGTTGAAGAGTCTCCTTCAACGGGAAATCACAGTAGTCGATGGAAAGCCACTTCAATGTTTGCCAATGGTTCCTCAATTCGTCCGTCTTGCCTTCGTCGCCTTCTTTGATTCCGACCATTGCACAAGCTTTTTTAATTGTATCAATGGTCGAATAATTAAAAGACCAAACCCCGTGGCGGTCCAATAGCTTGCGCAGTTCCTCAACAAAGGTGTCCTTTCCGTGGCCACCTGGGCCATTTACAACAATAACTTTTTGGATTTCCATGTTTACCTTTTGTATTCGTGTTTAATGGATTTTAACAATTTATAATGTTGACACCCCAGACGTTGTTGATCGGTTACGAGCTGTAAGTCATCGTAATAGGAGCACTTCCATCGACCCTCAGGATGTAAGTCCAGATAATCACAGGTGCGACAATTACGCTCCACATGAGCATTACCGTGGCAAATTGCATTAGCATCGCAAAATCGGCACTCAAACCATGTAGGTTTGAATTTTTTGGGCGGCGGGTCCTCAGATAAAATGATTCGTTCAGCTTTTCGCTCCAGATCCTGAGCATATCCCTTGTCAAGTTTCACCCGTTCGAAGTACATGGCATCTGTATTTTTATTGACTGCGATGAACATGGCGCGGGTCAATTTCAATTTATACATGTAAATTTGCATTTGGGCATAATAAACAGGCTTTGAAACTTTGACACTGCGGGTCTTTGAAATCTCTTTAAAATACTTATCACTCATGGTTTTGTATTCCATAAGGTGTACAGTTTTGGGAGCTTCAACAATGCCCAGACCCTTGCCATCACAATGACCTTTACAATGCCCAAATCCCAAAACAACTTCAGCTTGGTCATCAAATGTCTGGATTCCGATTTTTGCGAGTTCAGCTTCAATCGCCGGCTCTTCGCGGTGTCCACGGTTGAAGAGACGTTTCAGACGTGCGGGAATTTCTCGATTGTAGCACCAACGAAACGAATACCAAAGATACCGGTCACATGAATGGCCCAATTTCGAACAGCCCAGATAGGGCCTCAGTTCCCCTGGCTCAGTTAGTTCCTCAATTTTTGCAGCTGTCGTGTTTTTAAATTTTGTTAATTGTACCACAATTACCCCCTTAAGCGTTTAATAAATTGCAATATTTCATCCTCGGCTCGGGTATATACTTCAGCCATTACCGAATTTGAAACATTCTTTTCTTGAAAATTATAAATCAAATCATATAAAATCCCCCTATATCCAAAATAAAACGTTATGCTAATAGTGCCGGGAAATGTATCACGTTGGATAAAAAGCTTCAAATGAAGGTCATGTTCGTGCTTCATTTTTTCCATAAATTCAAACATTTGTTTCATTGTCAAAGGCCTCCAAAGTTTGGAATATTGATTGTATAATTGTCTCAATGATCGGGATTTGACACATTGTTTTTTCATAATCCGAATCATTATCGATGAAAAACGGCTCCAAAATTATACAAGGGGCCTTCGTATATTTCAACAAAAACCCACCCCGATCTTCACACGTCCGTGGTTTAGTACCACGGTTGGGGAGTTTGAGGATCTTGACGAGGTTGTTTTGGAATATTTGTGCGGCTACTTGGCCCAGTCTGGATTTGTGGTAGTACAGAGTTTCGGTGCCTGAGGCCTTAGTATTGAAAGCGTTACAGTGAAAGCTAATGATTAATACTGGATCGTAGTAATTGATGTCTGCAGGGAGGTTGGCATACCCATCCCTGAAAATTTCAATCGGAGCGATGGGTAAATTATCATAAATTATTCGGTTGACGATTCGGTGAACCAATAAATTATTGTAGGCATACTCGGTCATAAAATAATTCTCGTTAATAGCTCCTTTAGATTGCGCGGAATGTCCAATTACTAAAGCAACTTTCGGTCGACATATATTTCCCATTTCTGTCTCCTTAAAGGTCACGAGATTAAATAATTTCGTGAACGTCAACACAATCATGCATTGACGTTCATAAAATCATTTAATTCGTTCTGGGTTCAAATCACGAATCTTAAGTTGAGTTGCTCCGTCATATTCTTGACCAACGATTGTTCCGATCTCGTCATAACATCGGGGACAAAGTAATCCCCAAGGACCGTGGACAGTTAGAGTATCGAAGAACGATTTTTCTTTATTCAAATTACATTTGCAGATATCACATGTCGGATTTTTTCGTAACCATTTTTTCGGACCCATTAATTTTCTCCTTTGTTGTTATTGTTAATGTTAATCATGTTATTGCACAAAAGAGATTTCCGAGTCAACAGTTATTTTTCGAAATTACTACCGACAGTTCGGTATATGTAGCATGGTTCGATGTTTTGAAACATGTTATCAACTACAGATTTCCATTGACCTTGACAGTGTTGTGGCATCCGTTCTGATATTGAGGCAATGATCTCGTACCATTTCCGCATAGCATAACAGGTGCCAATGGTATCTTCACTGAATAAATTGGCAACAGCAATTAAACGACCTTGTGGGATCCCAGCCCGTTTAGTTTCCTGGCTGATGAATAGGCGGATCGATTTATAAAGCTCTGGATTTTTTCGGAATTTGTATAGCATATATGTCCTATGGAAAGGCGAGGACGCTAGCCCCCGCCTTTAATACAATGTTATTTTTTCATCCACGGTGGGGTTTTTGACTTGCCCTCGGCAGCTGTAGAAGGTCCGGCAGCCGTCGTGCTTTCGTCGCCCGGTTGGTAGTCGCCGGTATATTTCCCGTATAAGGTGATTTTATTCGATTCCGGATAAGCGGCCGTGGCTTTTGTTTTTCCGACCTTCAGGCTCATCGGGATCCCATGCAATTCTTCGGAGTCCTCGACTGCGACTTTTTCACAGGCCTGGCAAATGGAATTCATGGTTTTGTTGGCAATTTGCACGGCGACCGGGTTCGGATTGTCGAGATTGAGCTTGTCGAACAGGATTCGGCCTTTATACTTGCCATCAATAATACGAATCTGGAGATCCAGATATGATCCGTCGCCGGCTTTCGTCTTTTTCATCTGTGATTTGACAATCATGCCAGCATAGTCTCCTACTGGGATTGCCGAGTAGTCATTCATGCCTTCATTATTGTTTTCGGTATTTGCGGGGGTAAACAGTCTTGCCATGGTATCCTCCTATAAAAATGTTAGGGTTAGTCCCAGTTTCAAATATAAAAGTATGAAAAAAGTCAAAACTACTAAAAATATAATTTCTTCTTCAGTCCACATTATTGATGGCCTCATATATGTTTACTATGGGGCAATTCATGTTAATTAATCGATCTTCGTTGATTGTTTCTGGATGCCGCCTTGTTTGTTCAAAGACGGGGAAGGGGGTGGTAATCCCTTCTCCTGTCCCAATGTTCAGTTCGTGACATTGTGAGTCCATAAAATCCAGTTACTACGTCATGAACTGTTTCCCCGATTTGGAATTTATACTTTTTCTTCCGTTTCATCGGTTTCCTCAATTGTTTCTTTTTCTTCTCCCGGGAGTGGTGCGTCTGAAGTCGGTTCGGTTTTGCGGCGTTCTTCATTTTCGGCCCTAACTTTCGGCCCAGTCAGAATTTTTTCAAAAATAGCGGTCAAGTTCGGGGGCTCGATCTCGGCCAATTTGCCGGATCGGTCTTTCCCATCATAACGTAAATCCGCATAAGTTTGCAGGTACCGGTAAACCGTCCCGTCTTCGGTTTTCCCAAGACGCAGCGGGAAAACCTCGTCGAAGAAGAAGGGCAAGCCGTTAAGCAACTGTTTACCAGGCATGCTCGGCTTATATGACGTAACGCCGGAAGCTTCATCGGTGAAAGTAACCTGTTTGGCTGAGAAATAAACATTTTTCCCGTGCAAATCTCTGAAAGCACGAATCATGCCAGACATGGTATCAGCCAGTCGGCCATATGCCTGGCGGGGATCGCGTTCTTCTCCCTTAAATTGGGATAACATAACTTCAGCGATTTCTGTAACCGAGTCCAAGCATAACGTGTAGTATTGTTTGGCTTCGTCGGATCGCTTTGCCCACTCGTAGATTTCGAACACGTCATCCACGGATTTGACTTCGATATACGGGATGTTTTTGTCCTGCAGAGACAGCAATCCAGATTCTGCGGAAATGATGATTGGTCCGGGGGCGGATGATGCCAGCACCGTTTTTCCGTAGCCGGCGGGCGAAAATACCAGACACTTGACTCCATTTAGGCCATAATCCTTAGTCGTTTGGATTTTTATTGCCATTCTTGATTTCCTCCAATTGGTCTTCGAGTTCTTGACATATTTCAATAATCCAGGTGCGGGTCGCACAATCAAGGTTACCAAAATGGTGATTGTAATTGTACTCTCTCTGGATTTTACGATTGATTTTATGAAATATTTTTTTACCCATTTTCTATACCATTGATAGATATTTACTGTTTTTCAGCAACCATTTGCTCGATCAGGTCCAGGCGGCTGTTGAGGTTTTCGAACTGACTGAACAGCTTTCTGATGGCTTTTAAGGCGGTATTTCGTGCTTTCGCCGGGTCATTATCGAAATCCATTCTCAAGTATTTGTCATATTCCGACTCGTGGTTTTTCGCCGACTCTACTTTTTCCCTGCGTTTTTTGGCAACCTCAGCGGCGTCCCTCATTGCTTTCGAAACCTCTTTCATAGCAGCAGTGATCCCAAACGGGTCGAGGTTGTCAAAGCCAACATTCGTCACGGGGACCGTTTCGCCACAAGTACACCTTTCGATTTTCGAGTTTTTTCCTTCAATCGGCGCCTTGCTGGGAATCGCATCCAGGCTGATCTCAATGGTACATTTTTCCTCGGACTCAAAAACCTTGCGACAAGTCACGCGGAGTTCGTCAATTCCCCCGTCAATGAAGAGAGGCTTAACAATTTCATTAATTTTGTCGGATAATTCACCCATTTGTTGTTCAATTTTTGCGCTCATGATTGCTCCTTTTGTGTTAGTTGGGGGTTATGGATTAAACCTTGATTTTGAGAGTTGGCATGCCAGGTTTTTCGGTAATCGCCTGCATAAGCAAACAATCGTCCGGCAATTGATTGAAAAATTTAGCCACGAGTTTGGGTTTGAAAGTCAACGCCTGGTGTTCTGAGTCGGACAGTTCTTTGTAGATGGAAGACAGGACGGCTTCGTCGATGGATTGGTTAATTTTCTTTGTAGCCGTTACTTTCAAGCCAGAGGAGGACGTGATGGTAGCTGTTTTAAAGTCGGGATCGCCGGTGATGGCTTCGTGCTTTTCGAAAATCTCCTCGCACAATTCCCGACGCATGGTTGCTTCTTTTTGTTTCAGGATTTTGAATTTTTGGTACAATTCATGCCATTCGAGATATTTGTCTTTGGTTTCATTCATTCGTTTTCCTCCTTATTAAAATTTTGTTTTCTGGAGTCTCCGGGACAATCAATTTCTGTCTGGGAAAGTCATCTTGGTCGGGGGAGGGAGATTCGAACTCCCAACCAAGGCTCCCAAAGCCCTTATGTTACCATTACAGCATCCCCCGATTTTTATTATTCCTTTGACCATTCATTCAGTCATTTGAATAATTAATTTATATACTATTCAAAACGTTATGTCAACATTTATTTTAACAATGAGGACACTCTGGGCGATCACATCGCAGACACCACGGTGAGGTAATGGGCTCGGGACAATATGTCCTGACCAAGGATCCCATCGTTTCCTCAAATGAGGCATGCCAGCTGCCTTCGGTATCCTGCCAGATAATCGTGAATTGCGAAGAGATCAATTTATTGCGGGCATTAGCTATCATGGTAGCTTGTTCTTTCGTACATTTCATCGGTTTGGGTCTATCGAGACAAGACATTTTACCCCCTTTTTTGATTTAAAAATTCTTTACGAGCTATACATTCTTCATTGAAAGCAATTTCAGTCATACATTTTTTGATAAGACCAGATCGATAGGTAACCGTCATTGTCAAAACGTCTTGTTTGAACGGCCCTTCTGGTAATAATTCAGCATGAAGCAAATTTTGTACATGAGTTTTCGTATGTTTTATTGTTAATCGAAAAGCTTCGATATCGATCCCTTGTAATATTTGGGAATCAGTATATTCTCCGGTCAGTATTGGTTGCATGTCGATCCTTTCTGTTAATGTTTATTCCTGTTATAATAGACTATTTCATACATGTCAATACTTATTTTAACGAATTCTGACTCGTTCAACATATTGATCTCGATTAGAGCAAAATTTTCGCCATACAGCCCACAAATTTGCTTGCCATTTGTAATGAAAATAATCCTCATGTAGGGCATTCAAACACGAAACTTTCCAAATATAAATTACCTCAAATGTTGATTTACACATAACACCTCCCAAAACAGAGACAGCTGACGTAAATAAAACGATCATTATAATAATGACATACGACATCATGTAACATTTTTCGTGCAAAATGGGCGCCTTTTACAGCGCCCAGTCAGTTATTTGCAGAAAACGCGAGTCAATAAGGTTTCTTTACGGCCTTTATATTCTTTATGCGCCTTAACAGTTGCTTTACATTTCCAAACGTCTCCGTCTTCGACGTCCAATTCATTTGATGAAAACCAAGTGAATAAGTTTCCTTCCGGATCCTTGAATTTAACCATCGTACCAATTCCCCATTCAGATTCGGTCGTTCGTGAGTAAAGCACCTGCAGGAGCATATCGTACCTTTCTTTGATTTCTCCAAAATGTTGACTAGCCAGTTGTTCTTTTTTGAGTTTTTGTTTTTCAGTATCACGTTGACAGCACCCGATAGCGGACACAAGCAGAGCGATATTGTCCCAATTTACAAATCCTTCCCCGACAATCATTTTCAAATTTTGGATGTAATTTGAATTGCCGACTTGATGTTCTATCCATTCCGTAGTTTTTACCACGGATTCGTAGTCCTGCGGAACAATTTGGATTGGGCGTTCGATTTTAATTCCAGGTGTCGAATGCAGATTCTCCTTGAGTGTCGAAGCTGTCGGGACAAGTGATTCGTTCATATAAGCAGCTTTCTTAGACACCCATCCGTATTGACGAATGCAGGCAGCGCCCAGGGCCAAAATCTCTCCGATTGAGTATAAACGAGGTGTTTTAAGCCCACATTGAGTTTCTTCAAAATCATTATTGTTCAAAAATTCGAAAATTGCGGAGTAGTAATTTGCGAGAGCTTTCGGGGATTTGTGTCCAAGGAAATCCTTCAGACATTGACGTCCGACTTGTAATAAACGCCCATCGTCATGTTGGACAAGGAAAGTGTGCTTACGATTGCGATTCGTTTGGCAATGGTCACAACACCTACGTTCTCGATACATTTCAGGAGCCTCGAATCCTGGAATCGATTGAATCATGTTTTTAGTTTCCGTGAAATACTCGAGCTTTGCACACAGAGACCAGCCTTCAATTTTAGGAGCAGACCCTTCGACCTCGATGGGGAAATATTTTCTGAAGATTTTTAATCGGACACCGAGTTCATCCTCACCCGTGGTAATTTCTTCGATGAAGGATTCTCCGACGGTCATTGTAGGGGGCTCAACGTTCAGTTTTTTTGCTCGTTTAACGAGCTTATTGAAAGCCATTTGGAAATCTTCTAAATTTTGTTCGGGGATATTAAAAATGTTGTCAGGCATGTTGTTTCTCCTTGTAGATTATGTTTAAATCATGAGAAGAATTTATATGAAAAATATTCGTTTGTCAACAGAAATCTTACATTTTCCGATAAATCTCGTCCGTTGTAAACATTCGACCTTTTATATAAGAACGTTGAATCATCCCAGTCGATGCAAATCCAACGACCAAATACCCGCCTCGATGAGTGCCAAACGAATGGATCTCACCACGGTCAGTTTTACGAATGGTCGCAGCAGAACGCAGCTGGAGCCCTTCGTTGAATCCGTCTTTAATCCCGGCCCAGAATAGATCGTGTTGTTTTTTATCCTGTTTTTTATGGATGTATTTAGGGATCGAGACCTTGTTTATGGCCGATGTATAGTCGAAAGCTTGTTCAGAAAGTTTCAGTCCCTGTCGTAAACCTGATTTATATTCGCGTGTATTTTTCATTTTCATCTCCTTTGTTTGAATTAGGATTCCTTTATATAAGAAGAATTCAAACAAGTCAACAAAAATCCTAGTTTTAATCTATGGGTTGTATAATAAATCCGTATTTTTGAACTCGAGCCCGTTCGATCTCTTGACGCCGGATTTCCACGGTTAGGGCTTTCCTGTGGGACTCCACAGTGGGTAGCTCTCGGTATGTTTTGCCAGCTGGGTCACTGGTCTCAACGATTCGGCATGAGTCGGACGGTTTCCCGTCGTCGTCAATCTGAATTTCCAGGGCTAATCCTAGCGGGTGTAAAAATTGTCGATTTAGTTCTTGCAAATAGCCGTGGTCAATAAATAATTGAAAATCCATTATTTTCCTCCTTTACGTTCAATATACATACCTTTATATATAATGTCAACCCGATAAAAATTTCATAAAAAAAAGATGTTGACATAATCATTTTATTATGGTACATTTAGCATAACGTTCATGTTCCCGTGAATACTGCAGAGAAACCGCTGGAATTGGCCCCCGGCGGTTTTTCCATTTCCCGGGGACCTAGACATCAACCAGAAGGCAATAGAAAGGAAATGTCTATGCAAGCCGTATTTGTTGGGAACAGAAACGCAAGTGGCAACCCAAGTGCACTATTAAAACGACACACTGTTAATGATTTTTCTGATTTTTGCAAACAATTTTTAGAAACATGTTCAGCTGGGTCAAAAAGCAATACTTACCTAACAATTGCCGATAACGTAAGAATAACCCCCGGAAATCCAGATAAACCCAACTCTTACCTTGGAACCGACCATTACCATCGAAACAATCTCTCCCAATTATCCGCTTGGTTATTACCGTTCGATGGAGACAATTCAAAATCAAAGCCAGGGTCGTGCATTGACCCAAAGCTTGTTCATGAGACTCTTAAGAGATTAAATCTTACTCACTGCATTTATACGACCCATTCGCATATAACCGGCAAACGCAATCGATGGCGTCTTTTTCTGCCTTGCAAATTGAAAGGTCCTAACGAACTAAGAGCCACGGTTGAAGATTTATACAAAATGTTAGTTCGATATGGGTGTAAAGATTTAGCACCTACCACGGAGAGTAAGACATGGTCACAGCCGTGGTTTCTGCCAACACGGACAGATCCCTCTGACGGGCACTTTCAGTACTTTATTTATACCAAAGGTGTTGAATACGTCGCAGTTAAAGGACCCAAACCGAGCAAAGATTCTCATGACCAACGTACCGATTTTGACCAGACAGCTTCCGATATTCTCGAAGTAATTAAATATGGCCTTGACGGATTACATCCGGCAATGAATAAATTCATTTATGGAGCGGTTCGCGATGGACGTCCGCCTGCATGGATTAAAGCTGAATTGCATGTATTGACTTCTGACTATGATCCAGCCGATAAGCGCCTCATGGGTCGTAAGAAAGACATTGATCGATTGGTCGATTATGCTTGTAAAAAACATGATGCCAGCTGTGGTATCGATGACGATACTGACTACACAGATTATGAATATGACTGCGAGGAAACAGAACTCGGGGACGATGAAAAATCTCCATCCGAACTGGGACACACAATTTTCCCTGATCAAGGGGGACAAATGGAAAAGCTCGTTGAATATGCAATGGACTGGATGCTGTTCCCTGATCGAAGCATTGCAACTGTAGCTGCTCATGCGTTGATCTCTGTGCTGGGAGGTCGAGTCTATTCATACGATGAAGAACACGGGGGAACTGGAATCGTATATACTGCCTTAGTTACCGGGGATTCCACGGTTGGTAAGTCGAATATGAGGAAGTTCTGTGCTCACATGTTTAATAGTTTTTCAAAATTCAGCCCCGAAGCTTTTCACGACTTTAACGGGGCTTTTTACTATACATCCGTCAAAAACTTTTTGAAAGACTTGGAACGAACGGGCTCTATTATATCATTTCGAAGTGAGTCAGGACAAACGGACATGTCACAAGCCGGTGATATGCCGAGAGTTCGGGCTTTTGAACTCGAACTTGCAACCAATTCTGGTATACTAGGATCTGTATCCGCTGGGGGTCAGAATGACCGAATACGAGCCCTATGTTCACCCGCGGTAACTACGATTCGGGAGTCAGTCGCAGAAATCCAAAACGAAGCTGACATGATGTTAAAAACATCGATAAATGGGATGGCGGGACGTCGGTCTCATATCATTTTACCCAAACATCGCGGCTACAAAACTAAAAGCAATGTCAATATTCCGACACATTTTGTGTCCATGATGACAGAAATGTATGCCCGGGCTACTAAAGAACGTAATGACATTTATCGGTATTTGGCAAAAGATAAATGGATCGTTCTTAACTATGAAAAAGATAGCTATTTGGACGAAAAGGAAAATCATTGGATCAAGAAATATAATGAATATGCTGACCACGGGGATGACTATATGCGTACCTTCTATGGTCGTTTGTTTGAAAAGGTCCCTGCCTATGCGGGACGTCTCGCTGTTACTGATGACTGGAACCACCCCGTGGTGACAACTGACCATATTGATATCGCTGAAAGGTCCCTGTTGGCTGAAGCTAAGGCTTTTCGTAATCGGGAAACCAAAGAAACAACCGGTGATTTGGTGGCTGAACGAATAAGCTCGATTATGGCTAACCGGATCCTAACACTAAAATCATTGCGGACTATGACTACTAAGCCGCGAAAAAATGAAACAAAAGCTCAATTTGCTGCCCGGAAACAGAGAATAAAACGAGACTTTGAAAAAATGGTTTGTGAAGGTTGCGTTCCTAGAGCACGATTGTTTAATATGTTACAATCCACCGAACATTTTCGGAATTTAAAAGCTGAACAGAACTACGAATACAAGCTCGATCGATCGCTAAGCAATTTAGGAATCGTGCCCGTCCCCCGGAAATTGGCTGTGGACCGTTACAACTTTTCAAAAAAAGTCTATACGTGCAACCCTAAAATCATTACTCTCATTGATACCAAGTATAAATTCTGCAAATAACACACCCCCACGCGATAAAAGGGGACACATTGTCTTTAGACAGTGTGTCCCCTTTTTTATTTCTACTCGAAATTTCCCCTATTTACATGCCTAACAGTTGAATCTGGGTCTGGGTTTTCACGTTGTCGATAGAAAATTCATGAGTCTGGGTCCGGGTTTCACTGTCGAAGAACGTTGTTTTTGGAGCAAAATAACAAAAAAAAGCGATAAACACGCCATTTTGAATATGTAGAAAAAATTTCTTAACCGACAAAAATGTAATTTTTCAAAATTCACAAACAATTGTGTAACTATTAAGGACCCAGATTCGTCAAAAAACCCCAGATTTTAAGAAAATTTGCGTCCAGATCTGGGGTTTTTCAGTCGTCGATATCGCCAGATAAAAAATCTGGGAAATTATAACTCGTTAAAATCATTCAAAATACAAAATCATGAAAAAAAGTGCTGACGATTCTCAATGATTTTACATAGTTACCTGATTTGTGCGCGAAACCAATATTTTTGGTACACTATCCGAAAAAACCCATTTGGACCGATATTCGTAATAATTTCACATATTTACGAGTCCAATGCTACCAACACAAATTTTGTCGGGTGCGTGTGCGCGCGACGGTGCGCCGCGCGGCGATTTTTTGTTCGTGCATTTTTTTTTGCCACGGTTGGCATGTAAGTTGCAAGGGGCGTTTGTCAATGCGTTAAAAAAGGTGTTTTGGTATTGTTGGATAATATAAATATATATGTCGAGATATATAACATACTCAAATGATTGAAAATATGATCCAGATAAACCGACAAATGGAATCGACATATGCGCAGGACCATATTGTCAACAGTTTATCCCATGTGATTTCAACATGTTACACACACAAACCGTGGAATTCCTTATGAAATCAATGAGTTGGCGCCAATCGATTTTGAAAACATATATAAAATCAATGAGTTAGAGCAGGTAACTTTGAAAACATATATAAATCAATGAGTTACAAATGTTGATTTTGAAAACATATATAAAATCAATGAGTTAGAGCAGGTA